CTATATATCGCCGCCTGCGTTGATCTGATCGGTGATCAGCTGTGCGATGGCCTCGGCTTTGTCGGTTATACCGGGCTCAGCGGGGTGCTTCAGATCGGCGAAGTCCATGATTTCAACATCAATGAGATAGCGCGATACTTGGGCCAAGGCACGTTGCACGGGCATCGGGCGGCTACTGCCCGTTCCGGAGAACATCAGCACCGTGGTCATCAGGTCGCCGGCATCGGAGATGGGGCCGATGTCGTAGCGAAGCGTGTAGTTGGCCCTGACTATGACCGCAGTTTTGCCTTCACATCGGCGCCAGTCGGCCGCCAACCGTCGGTACCAAGAACGGGCGCTGTCAGAGGTGTCGAGTTCGATAACCCCGAATGTGGTCCGCAAGTCCGGTGCGGGGAACTGCATGTGGCCGCGCTCGGTGTTCCAGGTAATCCGGGTTGCGGCGTGTACTGGCGCTTGCTCATAGGTGTGCCGCATGACTGGCGCATGGACCTTGATGCACTCCACCAGGGATGCGCCGGCCATGCCATCCGGCAGCATCTGCACCCCACCAGGTCTGCCGCCGTACCTGGCCTGCATCGGCGAACGCAGCACTCGGGATAGTTCCGCTTGATCGGGCAACACCCTCGTAATCGGACGCTCGGGCGGGTCAGGGGGCGGTGCAGGCTTGAGCGCCCGCCCGTTAACTAGCTCCGAACAACCAACCAACATCGCAACCACGACAAGCAGTGCTGGCCACAACGCCATTCGCAGCCACATCGCAACTGCTACTGATCCTGCCCGGACACCGTGAACTGGAAGCCATCGAGAATGGCTTGCTTACTCGCAACGTAGGCAGGGTTGTCGGGGTCGGTGGTTTGGATGGTTACGATCGCGGCCCAGGTTTTCGCGCCGTCCTCGGCTGCGGTGATGAGCGCCGTGACCGGTCGATTCTGCAGGGTGTAGGTGATTGTGCTGCTCGGGTGCCCGCACACAGTTCCCGCAGTGCGGGACTGCACGGCCATACCGCCCTGTTCCACGCCGGTGATCTCGGCATCTATCCCCTGCTGGGCGGATGTGACCTTGCCGGTCAGGTCTTCCAAGGTCACCACCGCGTTCGGTGTGAAATCGTTGGCCCGCAACCCTATATTGGTGACGGTGCCGCGGATCATCGGCGAATTCATCGCCGCCGTGTACTCCCATCCGGCCGGTGTGGGCAATGCCAGCTTCGGCTCTTCGGCAGCCTTGGTATCCAACATGACCCGGTGAACGTCACTAGCCGCACACCCTGCGGCGGTGGCTGCCGTCGACGGCGTTGATGACGTAGCCGGTGAGTCAGATGCAACGGTCGGTGACTGAGGTGACGAACACCCTGCGGCGCCCACAGCAACTACCGCGCCAAACAACGCCACTAACAAGCTAAAGCTTTTCACAGCAGAACCTCTTTCCGCTCAACGATTACTGGCTCGTCAATACTTGTCGTGCTTATTGCGGCTCCTGCGCAGGCGCCGACGCAACGGCAGGGTAATCCGGTCGAACGTTTTATTTCCTAGTGGCGTATACCGGAGAACAAAAAGAAATCGGGCTGACAAGAACAACAAAATACATCCGAAAGCGATTGCGAGATTTGGCGATACGAAGAGAAACAGCGCCGCCGCCGCTGCGGGTGCCAGCCAGGACCGGGCAGTTGACATCTCCTTATAGGCGTCTTTTCTAGAGCTAAATACGGGTGATACCAGGACTATGTAGTTCAGTATCAGAACGAGGTAGAACAGCCCTTTTAGCACTCCATCTGCGGTCATGAGCTACTACCCGGTGATGCTGTGTCGTGTCGCCGCCGTACCACGGTAGCGATATTCAGCAAGATGACAACAGCGCCGCATACAGCGCCGGTCTTCAGCGCCTGTGAGTCCGACAGCGTATATAGCCCGAAGGTTGTCAGCGCCAGGAACGCCATCGCTCCGGTCGCCAGTGCCGATAGCTGAATAGATGAAACGCGTTCCGGGAGCTGGATGAGGACGAGCGTGATTGCTAATCCGAGAAAGCCGATTATTACTGCGGCTACTGTGAGCATGGTTTCTCGTTTCTTTCAGTTACAAGCTGCCGAAGAAGGATGCGACGGCGCCGCCAGCTTTGGAGAGTGCAGAACCAGCTGCGCGGACAGCCCCGCCGGCCGCTTTTCCTACTTCGGAGCCTAGGCCGCTGCCGACGAACCCGCCGATCACCCCGCCTACTGCACCCCCGATCACGGTGCCGGGGCCGGGGAAGAATGATCCGATCGAGGCCCCGATGATGGCACCGCCCTCGGCCCCGGCCCACGCGCCGGCAAGCGAACCCACAGTGCTACCGACCGTTTCCGGTACCGGCGCACCATTGGCCAAGTCGACACCAGCTTTGGCGACTTCCATCCCACGCCCCAGCCAAGTGAACTTTTCTCCGGCCCGCAGAAGGTTTTGGGCCGTGCTTTTCGACATGGTCGAGACTTTCGCGTCGGGAGCCCAGTGGGTACCTGTATTGGCGTACTTCCCGGTTTTGCTCAGGCCGTCACCGAGCTGGCCCATGTGGAAGTCGGCGGGGAACTGTTCGCCGGATTCGACCGGCTTTTGTGTGCCCTGCTGGGTCGCCTGCTGTGTCCCCTGGGTGGTCTGCTGGGCCGCTTGTTGGGCGCCTTGTTGTCCAGCCTGCTGGGCGGCTTGCTGCCCGGCTTGTTGTGAACCGCGGCGTGTGGCCGCCGTCGCGAGATCCGTGGGATCCATCGGATTCTTCTTCGGTGTGTCCGGCTCTTTCTGCGGCTGCTGTTGCGGGGTCTGCTGGTTGACAGGATTCTGTGGCTGCTGCTGGCCAGGCTGGCCCTGTTGCGGCGGATTCTGTTGTGCCGGTTGCTGCCCGGCTGGTTGTTGCGGTGCCTGCTGCGCCGGCTGCTGGCCGGCAGGATTTTGTGGTGCTTGTGCGGGCTGCTGCGGAGCTTGAGGAGCCTGCTGAACGGGTGCCTGTTGTACGGGTGCTTGGGCGGGAGGTTGTGCGTCGGGTTGCCAGGGCCCGTAGTTGGGCAACGGTTCTCCGTGTGCGGCGCGCTGGCCAGAGGTCTGCGGGCCCATGTTTTGTTGCGGAATCTGCTGACCGCCCTGGCCAGGGCTTTCGTTGTAAATCGAGATCCCCGAGTTTTGGTCTAGCGGCGGCTGATTGATCCCGCCTTGATAGTCGGGCTGCTGACCGGGCATCTGCGGAGGCTGGAAGTTACCGGTATCTGGACCATAGGAACCTTGCCCATTGCCACCCCCACCACAACGATCCCCACACGGATCAGCCGAAGCTGTAGCGGCGTTCTGGGGCAGGTAAGAGGAGAAGGTGGCCAGACCGAAGGCGGTGGCCGAGAACGCGATCAATGCCAACACCCCGGCGCCGGCATAGATCTGCCCGATCGGGGTGGGCCCGCCGGGGCCGTTGGGGGTGTGAGCCCACGCCCACCAGCCCGACAGCGCCCGCCACCACCACGTGTTGGCCAGCAGCGCCAGAGCCAGGATCGCGGTGATCGCCGCCAGGGCCGCCATCGGGTCATCGCCGGTCAACCATGACGACACCCGCGGAACTACATACCCGGACAGGAACACCAGAGCGCCGCCGCCAGCCAGCAGCGTCAAACCCAGGCCAGGGTGGCTGGCCCACCACTGCCGCCAACGCTGGCCACCGTCGTGGTTGGGTGAGGGCTGTTGGCGGGTACCGGAGTTGGCGAAGATAAGCTTGCCCAAGACCTTGGCGCCGCCGAACAGCAGCGCTCCGGCGACCACCATGATCGCCACTTGCACGAGCTGTGAGGGCAGCGACCACCCCAGCCCGCTGCCGGAGTCACCGCCGGTTATCTGTGCCCACCATCCGCTGGCGTGTCCGCGCATCACCCACCAGATACCGGCCGCACCGACAATGATCCCCGCCGCGGCTCGTAGCAGCGGTGGCACACCGTCGACCGATGCCGACCACACCGCCGACAGCGGGGCCAGGGCGCGACGTAGCAAGGTGATGCCTTTACCCAAGGCGCTAAAGGCCAAGCACAGCAGGATCACCCAGCCGAGGACACCTGCCACACCATCACCGCGGGTGAGCACATGTAGACCCCACACCCCGAGCACCGTCAGCGCGGCCCCGACGATCCCGGCAGGAAAGCCCGTCAACTCCGGCGCGGACAATGGGGCTGCGGCGGGCAGGGTTTGCGTGGGCGCATCATCGCCATCAGGGCGATCGGTGTCGGTCATCGGTTAACCTTCTTTCCCCGGAGAACGTGCTGTGAAAGATGTTGTGCCGTAGGCATGTCAAGCTCCGCCCGCTGCTGCGGCGGGCTGGCCGGGTGCCAGGTTTTCTTTGGCCCACCGCACATGCCCGTTGGCGGTGGCCAGGCAGCCCTCGTAGTCACCGCCGTCGTGGCCGAACGCGGCCACGCAGGTATTCGTCAGGTCGGCCATAAACGTGTTCTCACACGTTAGGGCGCTGGTGTGGGCGGGGGCAGCGCTCATGCACGCAGCCAGCCGGGCACACGACGGCGCGAAATCAGCGGCCCCGCCAGGGGTTCCGTCGTCCCCGCCGCCGGCGAATTGTGGCGGCCCAGACACACACCGCCCGGCCGCACTGCCCGCTGGTGCTTTAGGCGCGGGATCGCCTTGAGCGACCGCCGGAACACCGGTAGATGGCCGGTAGGCCACGGTGATGGTGACGGGAAAATTGAGCAATCCGACATCGCCGACGTTCAGATTCACATCCGATTGCTGATACAGATAACTTCCCCCGACCAACGGTGTGACCGGGATCGGGTTACCGGCACCGTCTTTTGCATCAGGGATGCTCAGCGCCCCGATAATCGCTGCCGAATGTCCGGGGGCTGCATCGGTCTCAACAACCACCGCTTGCGCGGCTTGGCGCAGATGAGTGCCCTCCGGATAGCGGACGCCCAACGTGAAGTCACTCGGCGAGATGAAGGTCTTGCGAATCATGCGAATATCGGCGCCCCCGCCGGCATCGGGGAGCACCACATAATCCACCGGGCCTGATCCGTATGCGGCCGCACCGCCCTCACCCCAATTGGCAGCCGTCAAGGCCCGTTCGTTGGGTAGATGGATGACGACTTGCTTGCCTGGCCAAGCGGTCGCGGCATGTACCCCGTCGGTAGCGATTGGCGGAACGGCCACCACACCACGCTGGCGCGCCTCCGCAAGAGGTCGCCCTGTTCCTGACCCCATCCCTTGCGGCACATTCGTCTTAGCCTGTGCCCCACCAATACTCACCGCACGCGGCAAATTATCGGGCTGCGGCACCGCCAACGGCGGCGGAGCCGGAGCAGGAGGCCCAGGCTGATTGGGGTCTGCTCCAGCTGCACTCGCGCTAGATAACGCAAACCCAGCAACCGCTGTCACGGCCGCCAACAAAACCGATCTGAGATGGAACCGCCTAGGCATGCGTCGGCTGTAGTGGACGCCCGAAGATTCGCTGGAAGCAGGTCGCGTACGGCAGTTGATCACCGTCATCAGCCGATGCGGTACGCCCCGACTGCCGGTTTCGCCGCCCACGAGCCCCCCTTGAGCCGTATTGATACCAACCTGTCAGCGACTAGACTATACCAGCAATACCAGCACACCTACACGGTATGGCAAACTATAGAAGGCGTCCTTCGTTGACCCGCCCGTTTCTGCACTCCAGGGCGATATTCGACCGAGTTCAGGCGTTGAGTGTGACTGATGACGAAAGCTGCGGGCGTGGGGAAAAGATAGCCGCAACCTCAAATGTGGCCGACCGCCGCTGCACCCAAGTGCCCAGTCGCCGATCACCACCTGCCCGCGCCAGCGACCAAATGCGGCCACTTCGAGAGCCCGCCTACGAAAACAACGCCGAAGCAGTTTTCGGGACAACAGCCGTGATGCAGTTGGAGCTGAGGAATTGGGCGTAGCTACGTTGCCGACGACGCTGTGACGGAGAGCTTGTCCGAGCTGCACCAAACCCGGTCGATCTCGGCTGGCTCGACCGGCCTCCACAGACCGAAACCGAGCTCTACGCCGCTGCCCCACCTCCTCGCCAAGGCATCCCAGCTTGATCCCCGTGCCGTCGTGACTGTGTCGCGACGGAGCCTTACGGACATTGCACCCGGCTCAACCGGGCGGGTCATCACGAAAGTGGTCGCGTAAGTCCCGTTCTGCAACCTGCCGCAGTTTCGCCGAGCTCGACTACAGCCCGTTAGTCGAATCGGGCCGCATCCCAGCGATGGTGACGTTCACCTATCCGGGCGAATGGGAGAGCGTCGCCCCAAGGGGGCTCCAGTGAAGCGGCATATGGTGTTGTGGCGCAAACGCTTTCACAGCGAATATGGTGTGCGGCGAGAGACGAACGCTCGTGGGTGATGAAAGCCGGGCGGTGGATCTCCCCGCCATCCACGATGCGATCACACGTCGCATCGAAAGCTGCAGTCGCCGCTGAGGGATATGGCCTGTAAGACCCCAGGGTGGTTGCCACACTTATTCACCCCTTGGCGGCGAGCATCGCCGCCCACTTGGCTACAAGGGCGCTCACCAGATCATGCGCCTCGGTAAGAGGCTCGCGAGGGGGTACCGCTGTCGACCTGGCATGCCGCACCCGTTGCGCCGAGGCAATGAATGAATCCACTTGTGTCTTTGTGGCCCAATCTAATTCGTCATAGATCTTACTCCGGCCACCAATCACGTCGGTGATGATCTCGAAGACCCAATACAGATCTGACCACCAGACATTCTCTGGCTTACCCAGAACTTCCAGCGCCTCGGCGAGATCTGGATTCGACGCCGCCGCTGCGAAACGGTCCGGCCAGGGAGATGGCGGATCGGGAACTACCGTGCCGTCTGGTCTCGCGACCGTAACTGTCGGTCGCCCAACATTCACACGGATCTGAGCCGGTGCGGGTCGGAGGACCGTGTGCCGCCGACCGTCGGACGTCGTGTACTCGTCGCTCAGCGCTACCGGACGAAAGTTCTGATTTTCAACGCGCCCAAGGCCGTTGATGCGCAGAAGGAGCCGCTCGGCGGCTTGATAGAACTTCTCGTCTTCTGAGGGAGAGTCGATCTCGTGAAAAGCCAAGTAATAGTGGGTGGAGTATCGCGACCGGATCATCGCCGTGTTCCCGGAGACCGATGCGAACGAACTCGGTAGGGTGCCGCCGTTCGTTGCGTGTGCGTGTGCGTGTGCTCCATATGGCCACGGTTCAGCGCCAGAGCAACGTGAGCTCTCCGCCGTCGGGGAGTTCCGCCCAGCGCGGTGCGAAGTCGTCGTAGCGGGCGAAGATCCGGTCCAGGAGAGCGGGTTCGACGTAGACCTCGGCCGCTGGCCCGGGCCACGGGCCAGCGGCCTGCCGGTGGCCGCGCTCGACCTCCCACAGCGCCGCCGTCAGCGACGCGAGGTACTCCGACCGTGCCATGTCCGCCGCCTGCGCCGCCGTGGGCTTGCGGTTTCGCCGGGACGCCTTCCGCCGCTCCGCCGGATCGGCGGGCCAGAAGAGCCCGTCGAGGCCGTTGGCGTCGGCGAGGCGCCCGAACACGCCGCCGCGCAGCCGCGCCTCCTGCTCGACGATGAGGTGCGCCGCGTCGTGCGGCACGGGTGGACGGCCACCCGGCCCGCCGCGCGGCGTGAGCTCGGGGCCCCTCTCCCGGCGGATCCGCACGTCGTACCCGTTCCGGCGCTTGACGAACGTGACCTCCATGCCCTCTAGGGTGCGTCGTAGGCGGGGGCGCCACAACCGGTTTTCGACGGCCTGCGGCCCGCCCGCCACGCGCCCCACAGTGATTCCATGTCGATCCGTGACCGCTGGTGCCCGTCCCTCCTCGACGCGACGGCCGGACTCGGAGCGGTCTACAGCACGTAACCCAAGCCGTGGGAGCCCAGGTGTCAGGATCCGCGCCCCGTCGACGGGGCCCTTCTTCGGCCGCCCAGCAGCTGAACATCGCCCGCCTGATCGCTGGATATGGTGGGTGACATCGTCGGGAAGCGAGGGATGAGGGGAGCGCCGTGGATGGTCTGAGTGACGTGTCGGTCGATCACCGCGTCCGGCGTTGGAACCTCGCACGGTCGCTGTTCGCGTTCCTCACGTTGGCAGGGGTCGTGTTCTGCATCGCCAGTGTGCTCGGCACCTCCCCGCACTGGGTGTGGATCGCGGGGTTCGCCGCCACCTTGGTGAGCGGGTGCCTGCTCAGGATCGCCTGGGACAAGCACCGCGTGGCTCTCTTCGCGGGAGCCCCCACCGCCGTGGGCACGGTCCGCGACGTGCTGGAAAGCCAGTTCGGAGACGGGGCATCGAAGTACCAGCTGCTGATCGATGCGGAACTCGCACACGGGGTGTCGATCCACCGGCGGATCGACATCGGCGGGGATCCTGATCCGCTCGGCTGGGTCGGGAACCAGGTCCGGTTCCGTCACCGCACCCTCGACCCGGATGACCTCGACGACGCGTTCGTCGGGCGTGAGGAGCGCAACGCGTCGTTGGGGCCTGGCTCGTGAGCGCCCACGAGTCCGCGTCGACCCCGCCCGGCCGCGCCTACCGCTGGTGGGGCGTCGGGGCGATCACGTGCCTGGTTCTGGCGGTGACCGGTCTGCTCGGAGCCATCGCGAGCGCGTTCAGCTCCAGCCCAGAACAGCTGTGGGTCGCAACCGCCGTCGCGGTCTTCGTCCTGATCCCGGCGGGCATCCTCGGCGGCCTCTACTGCGGGCACAAGCGGTACCGCGCGTGGTTCACCAACGCGCATGTTTCCGAAGCGCCGATCGAAGAGGTCACCGAGGTGCGTCGTACCAACGACGACGGCAGCGTCTCGCGCTACTTCATGCTCACCGTGTCCGTGTCCGTGTCCGTGGCAGTGGAGGGCGGGCCGGCCATCCGAAGGCACTGCACCGTGGGTGGGGACCACCCCCGCCCACGGATCGGGCAGACGCTGCGCTTCCGGCACACCACTCTGGACCCCGACGACCTGGAGGACGCACTGTTCGACAGCATCCGCGAACATCAGCGAGGCACCGGGTGAGTCCGACTGAGCTTCGGCCCTGGCCCGCCGATCCCGTGTCCGCATGGGCGCAGGCAGTCGCTGCCCCAGCGGCGAAGTCACGGTATGGCGAGCGGCCGTCGATCAGGCCGTTGGAGGAGATTGCGGCTGACGTGCGCGGGCAGCGGGTGTTCGTGCCGGCGGTCGCCCTGGTGTTCACCGTAGTTGGTGCGATTCTCGTCGGTGGCCTGCTGGTCGGGGTGTTCCCGCTGAGCGGGCGCAGCACCTCCGCTGGTGTGCAGTGGTTCGCCGGCGTCGTTCTGCTGATCGTTGGGCCGGCGCTGTGGCTCGGGCACCGGCAGTGGCGCAAGTATGAAGAGCGCCAGGGTTTCCCACCCGCGCGCGGTGTGCTGTGTGAGATCTATCCGACGAGCTTTCACATCGGTGACGGCGATGGGTGGTGCCTGACCTCGGTCGCTATCGACGCACGCACCCCGGATGAGCAGGTGTCGAGGATCGCGACCGCATTCCGGATCTGGCTGGCCCGCCTCGAAGCCGACAAGGAAGCCGACTCCGCCGCCAAGAATGCGTGGAACTCGGGGTTCCGGCGGCGCATCATCAACGCCTTCGCATCTGACGAGATCTTCGGCCCCGAGGCCTCCGGTGGATACCTCGTCCGCGGGACCGCCAAGCGTTCACGGTGGGCGCTGCTGCTCGACTGGCGAGAACCCGAGGCCCCGGCATACCCGATGCGCAATGCGCTCGTGATCCCCGTCGACCAGGCACAGGGGTGAGAAGCGCATGGGCTGGATAGACCGACTGCGCGGGCGGGAGCGGCCGTCCACCGGAGACGCGGCGTCGGCGGACGTCGGTGTCCCGGACCTCGCCGAACCCGTCTACGCGCGTGCGCTCGTGCTCCAAGTTGATCACGACGCGGCGATCATCGAGGTCCAGCCGCCGGGCCGAGCCTCCTTCCGAGCGGAACTGCGCAGCGGCACGGATCCAGGGAGCTTCACCGGACTGGTCATCCGCTGGCACGCCCCAGTGATCATCGACGGGGCCGATCCGAAACGCGTGATCCTGCTCGAACCACCGTGCGGCCCGGATCTGCCGCTCGTGCCAGATGATCTGCAGGCGATCCGAGACGCCCGGGACCTGCGCACGAGCGCCTTGGCGGCACTGTACCCGCCGCCCTCCGCCGCCGAACTGGCCAACCTGATGACACCGACCGCGTCGGCGGCGCACCCGGCCTGGGACGCCGTCTGCTACCGGCTCGGCCTGCTGACGACGCCCGAGGCCCAGGCCATCCTCGATCACATCCGCCGTGACGGAAACGCCTGGGTTCGAGCAGAAGCCGAGCTGTACTCCTGGGGCCCGAGCATCCCCGACGATCTACGAAAGCAGGTCGGGGCGTTCCTGTCGCATCTGCATGATGTCGCCCCGCAGGGCCGCGGTATCGATCGCGGGCCGTTCTGGACACTCGGCGTCGCGGCCCTGATGCGCGACCTCGCCCCCAACGACGTCGACGCCCGAGTCTTCGAACTGGTGATGGGTCCGTTCGTCGACGTCTGCGGCCCGCTGCCGGAGCAGCTGCTGTAGCGCGTTGCTCGGTTCACAGCGTTGGGAAGCCCTCCGGTTCTCCCCTGCAGGGAGCGAGCCAGGACAGTCGCCGGTCGCAGCCCACATCAACCATGCTGACTGGCGATCGGACCTGGTAGACGACGTAGGCGTCCGCGCCCAATCGGGCATCGATACCTATTTGCGTGTGTGCAGTGTCGGGGTCGTCCGGGGTGGGCATCGTGCAGCGGTCCGGCTGATGAGACGGCGGTACTCCTTCGGGATTCATCCACCAGAGACCTGTCGCAAACTCGTCGATCCTGCTGGCACCGACGTCGGGGGTCAGCACGTCGAAGAGTGGCTCGGCACAGGAGGGTTCACCCGCAGAGTGGCCACGGAGGCGCTGTGCGACCTGCGCTGCGTCACCGGCATCGGGCGGCAGCGCGTAGATCTCGTAGGCCAGGAGCGCGCATTGTTGCCAGTAGAACATGACCACGTCCTGCTCACCGTCGCCATCGCTGTAGCGCGGGGACATCCAACACGAGACCTGAGTCCATGAGCGCGCCGGGTTTCCTAAGCTCGCGAGCGGTGGCCGGAACTCGTCCTGTTTGGCGAGCAGTTTTGCGCGTCCGGTGGAGACGTCGTCAACCAGCTGACGGGCGTTGTTCGCCTTGAGGATCCCCGAGACGGGGCCGGGAACGAATACGAAAAGTGCCAGCACCACCACCCCGCTGAGAACACCGAACGTCCAGCGGCGGCGCGGTGACCACGGCACCGCAGTCGCTTCCACGTCCGCTGGTTCCTGCCCATCACCCATACACGCCACGATATCGACGCGGGCGCACCCGGCCTTCGCGCCTCAACTGAGCGCACCGAGGATGGCGACTGTGGTCCATGCCGCGGCGACGGCTGCCAGTGCGAGCGACACGCACAGCAACGCCCAGAACGCACCAGAGCCGTCACGCGGACCACGCGCCGACCAGAGCAGGGCGATACCCACTCCAAGCCCGTTCGCGCTGACCCCGAGTGCGACCACGGGTAGCGCGAACATGCACGCGGCGACGAAGAGAGCGGAGATCAACACCAGGATCGTCAGCGCCGCCCGAGTCCACCCTTGCTCGGGATCGTGCCGGCGGCGCAGGACGGTCTCGAGGATGCTGAACCCGGGGAAAGAAGCGATGAGCCCGCCCATCACGGTCAGCGAGTAGAACACCGGCGCGAACAAGAGCGCCTTGTTCTCCGCGGGGACGTTGCCGGTCGTCGCACCGAGGGCAAGCATCCCCGTGAACAACAGTGCGCCCAGGATGAGCGGTGCCGTCCCCGTGACGGACGCGCGATCTCCCGCGCCCCTGAGGGCCGCGCTCCGTCTACTCACCGCCGCCGTTCCCAGTCGACGAACCAGGTGGACTTTCGATTCGGTTTCTTTGGGTCGTAGCGGATCCAGTGCTTGCTGCCGACGTAGGGCTTGTGGGTGCGCGTCATGGCCTTGTGATCGTGCTCGATTCCTTGGGAGTCGGTGAAGCGCAGGATGACGTCGTAGTACGCGTGGACGTTGCTGCCCTTCGAGCGCTTCACCTCGACCACCTTCGCCCGCACCCGCGGCCCGGTGAGCCGGATACTCCGAGCACGCTCGGCGCGGCGGTATCGCCACCCGAACAGAGCGCCGAGGAAGTTCTTTGCGCGACTCATGTCACTGGGCCTTCTGCGGGATCTGGTGCATCGACGAACCCGAGGAACAACACATCCTTCAGGTCGTCCGGGTCGCCGGTGTTGTGGCGGAACCGGACCATCTGTCCAAGCTCCGGCGCCGTGCGCTCAGACACCTGGCAGGTGCGACGGATGCCCCCATTCGGAAGCCTGGCCGCGATCGTGATGTCGTATGCGGGCAGTGCCTCTGGATCCGTGTGTTCATCGACAACGATCTTGGTGATAGTGCCGCCGGTTTCCTTACCGTCGGCATACCGTGCGACGTCGAGCCTGAACGAGGCCAGGCACCACGGGAGGATCGAAACCACGAGTACTGCGAAGGCTGCGAGGAAGACCCACCACGGGTCCGGCTTCCCGAGGACTTCGCGGATCGCAGCCACGACGACGGTGATCACGAACCCCGTCAACCCGAGGCAGGCCAGCCCGAAGAAGACGCGCTTGAGGAACACCCACCGGCGGATCCGCGCCCGGGTCTCGGGCGTCCGCGCCAGGGCCATCCACGCTGTGGCGTCGCGGTTCACGAGACGAACCTGCGCTTCCCGTTTAGGAACGGCGACCCTGCTGCGGGTTGTTGGAGGCTTGTGAACTCGGTGTTGCCGTGGAGGCCGGTGATCAGGTAGCCGCTGCGTCGCACGTCGTCGTGTGCTTCGGTGAGCAGAACCATGGTGTCGGCCAGCTCCGGATCGGCGAAGGCGTACACGTGCCAGCTGCTCTCGGGTGTGAACTGGTCGATCGACGCCTCGTTGATGAGATCGCCCAGCCAGGCTGTGTGTGTCTTCCCGTCGGCTCCGTCGTAGTCGACGATGACCTTCTTCGTTTTTGCTTCCGCTGTGGTGTCAGGTTGGTCCCATTCGCGGATCTCGCGCACGCGCGCCACCCGGGGGTGTGGTCCAGCGCGGGCAGTGGTGTGCTCGACATCGCCTGGAGCCACCCGACGCCGCACGCGATCGCGACCACGAGAATGGCGAAGAACAGCATCACGCCGCGGACAGTCCCGTCGAGCGGCAAGGACAAGATGCCCCAGCTCAGCAGGACCGAGCTGGTCAGGAACAGTCCGATCCATGTTCGACCGTCGGTCCAGATCGAACCGTTCGGTCCCTGCTTCCGGTGCAGTCGGCGACTCTGCGGTGTGCCGGTCACGAGGCGGCGAACTCCCACTTCGAGCCCGCGCGCAGGAACGGCGATCCCGGTCCGGGCTTGACGGGGCCGCCTTCACCGCCGATGCGGACGCCGTCGAGCTTCCACCCGGCCCGCCATACGTCGTCGTGGGCCTCGGTGAGGAACACGACCGAGTCGGCCAGTTCGGGATCGCGGAACGCGTAGACCTGCCACCGCGAGCCGGGACAGAACCGGTCCTCCCAAGACTCATGGATGACATCGGCGAGCTCCGCGTCGTGCCCCTGTCCGTGCTCATCGCGGTATTCAACGAGGATCGTCTGCCCGCCGTCCGCGTCGTCCGCACGCAGGGTCACTCGTGCTGTCCGCGGGGTGCGGTCGAGCGCGGGCAAGGGACCGCGGGTGGCTCGGAACATCCGGACGAACGTCGGGATCATCAGCACGACGCAGAGCGCGCCGATCCCGATGACGGTCCACATGAGCACCCTTCCCCATCCCTGGAAGCTCGCGACCAGCACCAGGACCGCGAAGAGACCGCATCCGGTGAACACGACGGCCGGGATCGCCCAGTCGTGACGGACGAGGAACGGCACCTCCGGCCCCGAGCCGACGAGCAGCCTCTCCGCGACCCGTTCAAGCAGCGACTCCTTACGATCCTTTGTGCTCATGAGCGTTCCACCTCCGTATCCGGCCAGCCGGCGAACTGCTCGTCTGCGAGATCCTCCGGGTCGAGGGTGTTGTGGCGGAAGCTGATTCGTCGCCCGACCCAGGTCTCGTCGGGTGTGTCCGAGCTGCCGGATCCGCTGTCGGTGCTCCAGTCCACGTGCCTTCGGATCGTACCCCCGTCCGGGAGCGCGGCGGTCACGGCGAGTGCGTAGAAGGTCGTGGGAGAGCCTTCCCCGTCGGTTCCCTCCCACGAGCGGACAGCGTCGATCACGCCGACGGAGCTATATCCGTCGGCGAACTTCGCCTGGGAGAGGCGGGTCTCGACGGCGCTGTTCAGGAACACGCTGGTCACCGTCACCCCGAGGGTGATCCCGAGCACCCAGAGGAAGATGGTCGAGTCACCGGCGTCGGGGGCCCAGAACCAGATGGCGAGCACAACCCTCGTCAGGGCCATCAGCAGGAACAGAATCATTCCGGTGAGCAGGATGCCGTTCGTGAGGTCTTCGAGCCGGGAGAGACGGCGGATCCGTGCCCGGGTCTCGGGCGTCTTCGCCCGAGCAACCCAGTACTCGACGTACTCGTCGCTCATGAGCGGCCTGCGTTCGTCTCGTCTGCCCAGCCGTCGAAGCGGACGTCCCGCAGATCGTCGGGATCGAGGGTGTTGTGGCGGAACCGGATGGTGCGGCCGACCCACCGCCGAGGGATGGGCCAACTGGTGTTGTCCTCGCCCCAGTCGAGCCTGCGACGCACCAATGTGCCGTCGGGGAGCTCTGCGCTGATGAGCAACTCGTAGGTGGCCTGCTCATCCCCACCGCCCGGATGGGTAATGACCTCGTCGACACGCCCGACTGCCGACTGTCCGTCGGCGTAAAGCGCCGTCAACCGCCGGTCGCTGGCATACGACCCGAACCAGGCTCCTGCGAGCAGGAACAGCGACGCGGCCCCGATGGACCCGATGAGCCACCACAGCCACGGGGCGTCGCCGTGGATGGCGTCCCAGACGCCGAGACCCACCCCGACAAGCGGAGCTCCCAGAGCGCAGAGCCCGCCGACGACTAAAAGACACACCGACACGGTCTCCCAACGCGACCACCGCCGGATTTCCGCGCGAGTCTCCGGGGTACGGGCCTTCGCCATCCACTGCCGAGTCTGCTGATCAGGACTGGTCAGGCTCTGCAACGTGATCACCCGCAACCTGCTCACAGCGCGCCCCTTCGGACTGTCTTCCGGTGGAGCCTGCGGCGGATCCTCGCGAGTCTCTTCGGTACCGGCACAGGTGTGACAATCACGTCGCGCTCGTCCTCTTGCGGTTGGGTGATGAGCATCCACTGGTGCTCGGTGGTGTCTCCGGCGATCGTCGAGACGGGGAGGTGCAGGATGAAGTACCCGCCCTTGGCCTGCGGACCGAACAGCGTCTCCGAGGAGATCGGCTTGGAGCCCGAAGGCGGCAGTCCTGCCTGAAAGAGCCACAGCTCGAACGCGGCGTGAATCGTCGCAGCCTGTCCGTCATCGAGGCGGTGGTTGATGGCGATATACGTCGCCCAGCGAGCCTCACCGTCGTCGTGGTCGATGCAGGCGCGATGGATCGAGTGCGCGACGCCATGCCCGTAGACCCACGCGTTCTCGACACGCAGATCCCTCAGCGCACTGAGCCGCAGCAGCAGAACCCCGACGGCGATGAGCAGCCATACGGTGACGCCGATCCATGCGAGCCACGGCACCCAAGCCAGCCACGTATCACGGCTCGCACCATTTGCCGTGATGCTCCAGCCAGCACCCGTCGGGTCGGTGATCATCTGGTAGATCAGGAAACCGATGACAGCGAGGGGAAGGAACACCCAGAACACGGGCACATACACGAGCTCGGTGCGCCGCAGATCCTCGCTGCCGGCCCATCGGCTAATCTCGTCGACCGACTCCGGACGCGGAACGTCGTGAGGGCGATCGAGGGTGGTCGGCATCGATGCGCTCGCGCTCGCCCATATCACTGAGTGATCGCTGGGGGTCGCCATCCCCGGGCTGTGCTGCGGCATCTGTCCGCCCTTCCCGTCAGGTCAGGGATCGCCATAGTGTGGTGCGGTTCTGTGTCGTCCCGACCAGTGCTCACCGCCGTCCGCGGGGTGCGTAACGTCCCTTCTCTTCTCTATCCACACTGTCCCATGACGCGTGCTACCGATCACAAGGAGAAGCGTTTTCGGGGAGCGCGCAATTCGTCTTGAGCTCGACGCGGTTTCCCCGGAATCGAAGCATCCGGCCCGAGCTGGCGTTTCAGTGGTCTCGGAAACCGACGCATGGCGCCTCACGTGAGTTACAGCCTCAGCCGTTCCTTACTTCCCGATCGACGCGTAGCTGCCAGATGGCCAGATTCACGCTTCCGAGCACCCGCCCCAGAAACGAGAAAAACCACCCGCTATCAGGTGGTTTTATGGTGGCCAGGGCCGGGATCGAACCGGCGACCTTCCGCTTTTCAGGCGGACGCTCGTACCAACTGAGCTACCTGGCCGGACGGCAGACCCAACTACTTACTGCCTCGCCGTACTGGCGACCCTGACGGGACTCGAACCCGCGACCTCCGCCGTGACAGGGCGGCGCGCTAACCAACTGCGCCACAGGGCCTTACTCTGCTCCCAGTATGACTGGTTGCGTACCCCCAACGGGATTCGAACCCGTGCTACCGCCGTGAAAGGGCGGCGTCCTAGGCCACTAGACGATGGGGGCCCGTTCCGAATCTCTCCGGGGTACCCACAACGCGTGTCGCGTTGGGAGCTCGCCCAGCTTAGGGCACAACTGCCTCAGAACCCAAACCGGATAACCTCGGTGCTCGCGCGCACACTCGACCAGTATCCTGTCTCGGCACGCCCCTATAGCTCAGTTGGTAGAGCTACGGACTTTTAATCCGCGTTTGCTTCTCAACTGATTTTCCATCTACGCACGTGAACCAGCATTTTTGGGTTTGCTGTCGGGGTCACTGTAGCTTGTAGTGTAGCTTACTTGAATTTTGATCAATGCAGGTCAGAGCCCTGGGGTTACCTGGCGCGTCTCGCGGGCGCTCGGATCAGATAGCCTATGCGGGCCGCCCCTTTAGCTCAGTTGGTAGAGCTGCTGACTTTTAATCAGTAGGTCGTAGGTTCGAGCCCTACAGGGGGCACCGCTATGCCGCGAATGCGTGGCAGCTCATCGGTCCACGGTGTAGCCTTTTCGGCAAATCGGCGAGGGGTGGATCGATGTCTGATGAGCAGTTGAAGGTTGATATGGCAGCCCTGGCGCGTCTCGCGCCAGACCTGGATGACCTGGCTGTGAAGCTGGAGAGCAAGGCCGGCAATCCGGCCACTGCTGGCGGCTATACGACACCCACACAGATCGCGGTGCACCGTCTGGTGACCGAAGCGATTCCGGGAGTGCAGCGCACGTTTGCAGCGCGCTGCCGGAACGTGGCGGGCTGGTCGGTGCAGCTTCATCACGGGCTGGCGGCCACCGAGGAACACGTCACGCAGTTGATCGAATCAACGGCCCCGTTGGCCCGAGGGATGCGCTGATGTCCCGGTCACTGACGCTGCTCTTGAACGCTCATCTCGAAGAAACTGTAGCGTCCCCACTTCGCCAGACGGTGCTCACTGGCGCTGAATTGCAGCAAGAGGGTAAGACCTATCAGCGCGCCATAGACCTACCCGGCGGACAGCCTTGGAGCGGGGCGTCAGCCTCCGCCGCTCAAGAGACCGCGAGTATCGACGAGAAGACGATTTACCAGACGGGTCAACACCTTCAGGACAAGTCGTCGGCCGCTCTGGACGCGGTTGTCTTCGAAGTCATCGATGCTCACAGTCGTGCCGTCAAGCTGTATGAGGAGTACACCGGCAATGGCTACAGCGTGGCCGAGGACTTGAAGGTTGACTGGATCGTGCCACCGCGCGCTCGCCCAGACGCGATCGCCGATGGTGAACGCATCGCGGCTCGGTTCACCGAGCGACTACGGGCGGCCTATGACAAATGGTGGAGCGCCGAGCTGAAGGTGGCCAAGCAGATCGACGCCATCTCCGACGAATTGGGTATCTCGCTCAACCCCGTCGCTGAGCTGACTTCCACCAACGGTCACAACGATGGCGTGCTGCTAGCGAGCGGTGACTTGTCCGACCCAGCGGTACTTGCTCGGGTGCGCGCTGCCGCCACGTTGGACGCTGATCAGGTCGGCAAGCCGACCGTCATCGCCTCCAACCGGATGCAATACCTGTATCAGCTCTCGCAAGCCTTAGATGGCAAGTCTCGCACTGAGATTGACCAGATCATCAATGGACTGAAGAACCCGGCCGATCAGGCTGCCGTGCGTAATGGGTTGGCGCTGGTGTCCAGTAAGAACATCAAGTCGGGGGTGAGCAACGCCAGTGGGGTCACTGATGACACCAAGGGCACCTTCATCCCGACTGCGGGTAGCGCCGCGAACTTGCCCGACTCCATCCGTCAGGCGGTGACGCGCGGCGATTGGGTGACCGTCAGCTCGCCAGGTATTGGTCCGGCAGCCGACAAGGCGGGTCTGCCTAACGTGCATCTCAATGGCGTTGGTGACTTGCAGGAGGTGGCCAAGATCTTCGAGGGCACCTCCCCTGGTTATCTGAACGGCTCGGAGGCGGGCAAGGCCATGTTGGAAGCGGGTACCGCCTTCAGCAATGCCGACATCGACAGCCGCACTGGCTTGCCCACGCATATCATCTCTGATGCTCACGGCCCGCTGACGAACGCTCTGGCCGACATCTATCACAGTGGCGCACAAGATCATTCGGACGTTCATGCCATCGTGACCGGCGAACCGACCGAGGGTGAGAAGTTCATCCGCGGTCTCCTAGCAGAGCCGTACGGCGATCAGTCCGGCAAGGTCGATGACGCCATTCAATGGGCTGGCGACCACAGCAAGGAGGGTGCCGAAGTCGCCAACAAGATAGGCCACTACATGGCCGACCCCGCCCACAAAGCCGAGCTGCAAAACATGCCCGGCGGTGGCAACTTCGCCCAGAACAACCCCGAAATGGCCGGAACCACAGCCAAAGTCGAAGGCGAATACCTGAGCCAGTTCGCCGACTCCGACCCCACCCACCGGCACGACCCCGCCATCGAACCATTCAAGAGTGCCGATGAGTTCAAAAACATGGTGTCCACCCTCGACCAAGGCCGCTACTCCGGTGACATCATCAACGAAGCTGGACAGCAACAGCATCAGCAGCTTCTCGACGACGCCGCCCGCACCGGCAGCGATTACGACCTCAAGGCGGCTGGACGACTGTCCCACGGCATGCTCGATGGGGCGCTTGATTCGGTCAACAACAAGATCACCGATGACAACGTGGACGCTTTCAAGAAACTGGCGAGCAAGTTCCCCGGCGCAGGCGACGGGATCGATGTTCTCGAAGCCGTTCAAAAGCACATGGACAACGCCATGAAACTGCCCGATGGATTCGCCCAAAACCTCGCCCAGTCAGGCAGTTTCGGTAACATCACCGCCTACCAGGCCAGCGTCCTCGACGCACTCGCACAAGCCCACCCCGGCCTTGCCGACGACCCGCTCGTCGGCAAGTACATCAACGGCGGACACTTCGACCCCACCACCATCGGTGACAGGACGGACATCGAGAAGGCACAGGGCGATCTGGAGAGGTGGTTCCAAACCACTGGTCCGCGTGACTACAACGTCAACCTGGATCACTGGAAAGCCCAGGAACAGATGGGCGCCAGCAATCCAGACTGGGAGTGGGACCCCCACAAGTGAGCCCCCGAACCGTCGCACTGGCCGCTGCAATGCTGGGCGTCTCGTTGCTCACCTCGTGCACACACGAAAAACCCCAGCAGCCCACACCCACTTGGGAAGATAAGGACCGCAGCACCACGCGGTGGATTCCCAATCCGGTCGCTGATCTCATGTCACCTGAAGGCACATTCGTGCGCGCCGTTACTGAATCGTGGAGCGCGGCTCAGTCCGCGCCAGGCGAGGGAATGGACGCGATAAGGGCTGGCGGGTACCCCGGCTTCGACCACGCTTTCAACAACGCATGGCGACCCGAAGGGGTCGGTGGCACTGTTCGCTACCCGTATGAAACGGTCGGGACCAGGTATGCCCAGATCGTAGAGCTTCGCCGCGACGGCGATCAGTTCACGGCCGGGGTTTGTGAGTACGGCTCATTGACAGCCGGGAAGTTACCGGATGGAACGTACGAGAGCAGTGGTTCACAATCCTTAGGGCACGCCCAATGGTTCACCTTCGGTCCAGACCCGAAATTACCTGCGGAGCAGCAGCATTCGCCGATGTCAAACCAACGGGGCCCGGCCAAGCAGCCCGTGGACAATGTGTTCGGAACCTGGGTGCTCACCCATGTAGACATTGCGGCGATCGATCTGCCACAGTGCAACAAGCTCGCACCCGGCACCCCCGACAACTGGCCCAAGCCATACATCCGAACCGACCCGCCACCCACACTGCCGAACGACCCTGGCTGGCCCGAGGGCAGCGCAGCCTGATTCGTTCCCCGTTTCGTCTCGGACGGCCTAACATCGCCTGATGACCCCGAAATGTCTCGTCGCAGTGTTGGCCGTGGCCGGCGCGGTCGCGTGCTCGCCAGCACCAGCCGACGAGCCCATCTTGCCGCGCGAGAAGGTCGATCAGAAGGCTTGGCAGACCGACTTCGAGCGGACGTATCCAGACGGCACGTTCTCATTCGAGCGCATCTACAAGCTGATCGCTGACACGTGTGACGACAGTGACGACGAACTGAATATGCAAGTCGCGATCGCGCACGACAACGGCACGATGGACAATCTCGACGGGCTGCGCATGGGAATGCGCTATGTCTGTCCGACGCGCGTCGATCGGATCGATGCCGCGGTGAAAAGTGTCAACTCGCGCTAATCATCGCGCGCACCACGCCTGGTAGATAGGCGATCATAGATCCGCTGAATGTTGCTTCACCTCTGCTGATCTCGTTGTGGATCAGATGCACAAGACGATACTGATTGTCTTCGGGGATGATACGAGCGAAGTCGAGTTCATCTGACAACGTGATCTTGCAATCCATCCGAATGTCGATCCAGCCCTGCGGGGTGATGATGACTTGGTAGTTGTAGCCCAGCTCTTCGGCGAGTTTGGCAGCAAGTCTGGCGGCACTCACCCCACCGCCTCCGTCAAGGTCTCGCTGATCGTCGTCACCAGCGCGGCCGCGTCGGCATAGGGCACGTAGGCGGCCATGTGATTACCGTCCGGGTCCACCACTCGAAACGTGAAGTGCTGGGCCTTGCCTTCGTGCTCAACGACGAGCTGGTCACCGTCATCGTCACGCAAACGAATGATCTCGGACATGTCGTCCTCCTTCTCTCGGGGTAGATGGTAGATCAGTCTACTATCTGCTGAAACCTGCCGCATAGGTCCAGCAGTAGACGTACCATTTATCACTAGTTCATAGAAATACTCGTCAAACCAGTAGACTTGTCTACTAGCTGTGCTACTGTCGAAGACGACACCGACAAGGTGTCAATCACAACAACGACTAGCGGAAACAGAAGGAGGTGAACATGATTCAACTTCCCGAGGGGATGAGCCGCGACGAGGCTCTTGCTACTCTGCGCCAGCGGCGCAGAGTCGTCACCCAGAAGATTGCAAATCGCAAACGCGAGCTTCGTGCTCTCGTTGCCGAGGTGCAACGACTGGAGACAGAGCTTGAGCAAATCGAGCAAGGCGAAGATCTGCTGACCAACTAGCAGACGCCAGGTGGTCGGGAGCAATCTCGACCACCTGGTCCCCTCGAATTCGCTTGTCGCGAATGTGATTACGTTGGTCGCGATCACGGTAAGGACGCGAGCTAGCGCGCAAAGTGATCATTGGGCGCGGGACTCCTGTCTGGCTCACGACATCAACATTCGCCGACTGATCTGACGATCTCCCAGGTCAGTTCGGCACGGCACCCCCACCTGGAAACCATGGCGGGTGGGGGTGCCGACCAACAACAGATATCCAGCGGAATAGAGAAAGAGAGAACCATGAAGGACGACGAGATCATCACCGGTGATGAGGTCACTTTCCACGATAAGACCGATATTGTGTTGCCGCGCAACATCACTTACGGTCGCGCCAAGGACATCTTGCAGCGAATGCAGGATGAGGCCGAGACGATGATGGAGAAGAAGCGGACCTACCAGTTCCGTCCGTTCGATGGGGCGGTGGCAGCGCAGCGCGTTATGAAGCGCATGTTCGGTATCACCATCGGCATGCCAACTCCGGGCGGCTTCTTCTCACCGCCGGAGCCACCGGAGACGCGCACGGTGCAGATCTCTGCCACCGAAACACTGGAGGTCCCCTGGGGTCGGGTGTATGTCCCGTCGCTCGGCGATGGTGGCGTCATCATGGTGTCTGGCACACGGGATCGCGAGCACGGGATGATCGCGTACATCAGCGTGATCACAGCAAAGAAGAACTCTCCCAAGGCGGTTGAGTTCCTGGACGCCATCGGTCAAGAGCTGAAGACGAACTCGATCTATCGCGGTCAGGCGATCGTCGGCACCGAGGAACCAGAGTTCCTGAACCTGTCGAGCGTCAAACCCGAGGAGATCGTCTTCTCCGACGAGGTGATGAGCACCTTGGAGGGCACCCTGTGGTCGGTCATCCGTCACCGTGAAGTGCTCAAGAGCGAAGGTGTGCGTATCAAGCGCGCGCTGCTGCTGGAAGGCCCGTACGGCACCGGAAAGACCTCCGCTGGTCAGTTGACCGCGCTCGAAGCGGTTGCGAGCGGCTGGACGTTCATCGCGTCGCGTCCTGGTGACAACATCAACGAGGTCCTGAAGACGGCCAAGCTGTACCAGCCCGCGGTGGTGTTCATCGAGGACGTGGACAACCAGGCGTCTACCGGCGACTCGGATGAGGTGTCCAAGCTGCTGGAGTCGTTCGACGGCGTGACGTCGAAGGGTTCCGAGCTGGCGCTTCTGATGACGACCAACCACTTCGAGCGAATCCACAAGGGCATGCTTCGCCCTGGTCGCATCGATGCTGTCGTGGAGGTCGCCGCGCTGGATCGCAACGGCACTGAGCGCCTGGTGCGCGCCGTGGTCGCTCCGAACCGCCTGGCCGATGACGTTGACTACGACAAGGTTTACGAGGCCATGACGATCAACGTGAACGGTGAAGCGGTCGGCTTCTACCCGGCGTTCGTGCGCGAGGCTCTGGAGCGGGCTAAGACGTACGCCATCGGGCGTCTGGGTGGCGGTGTTGACTACAAGCTCGACACCTCCGATCTGGTCGGCGCTGCGATCTCACTACACAACCAGCTTCGTGCTCAGTACGAAGCTGACGAAGGTGAGACCGGCTTCTCGATCGACGATCAGATCCAGGACGTCATCCGAGAGACCCTGAACAGCACCAAGGTCAAGGATCTCAATGATGATGACTCGTACTACCGTCTACACGCGGACGTGTAACAGTCACCAAACGAAGAAGCACCCCCGAGATAAATTCTCGGGGGTGCTTCTGTATCAACGTATTTCGTCACTGTGGCGCATAAAGCTCGGAAACTAGGTCAGAACACCAAACGGTGTTGTGAACAGGTTCATCCTTGCTGTTGTACGCGTAGTTGCCCTTGACGGTCATTAGACCTCCGCAGGTCGCGCAGGGCCAAGCCGGTTGCCCGCCCACGCTCATGTTTTCTTATCGCCTTCTGAGCAACGCACCGATGAAGATGCCGACGAAGGTACCGAGCGCGAGCGTGATGAGCGAGAACGGAACAACCACGACCGTATCCGTGTCCAGTTCGTCGGCGTCACACTCGGCGCACCGGCAGACCTCGCGGTAATGGCTGCACTCGCACGGGCCATCGAGTTCATGGCCAGCGCATGCGCCGGCTCGATGGTGTGGGTCGCCCAGATCGTGACTGACCAGATCGTGACCACACTTGCAGATGTCGGTGATACCGATCTCGGTCATCGCTTGCCCTGCCATTTGCGTATCGTCATACGATCCACGCGGGCCGCACGCTGCGCGCCGTACTCACTCACGGAATCATCGTCGAGCGACAGCAGCGTCACGATGCGGGTGACTGCCATCGCGACCTCGGCCTTCGCTCTGACCTTCTCCAGCGCACTGCCGGCCTCTTCGAGCGTCAGTTCACCGGCCAGATAGCGCGCTGCGGCCATGATCGACGCGTCGCGCATTGGCCGCTCAGACTGCTCGGTGTAGCGCTCTACAAGGTCGTTGAATGCGTCAGTGAAGCGCGCCTGCATTGGGCGCGATAGTTCGATGCCATTGTCACGCAACCAGGCTGTTGCGTTCGTCGGTGGGGATGCCGCCATCGTCATAGTGTCCTCCAGATCTCGCCTCTCAGTCTAGTTCCGCGATCGGTAGGCGTGTCTACTAAGGAGCAACGAACCTGCAGGTCATTCTCGCAACCACCTAGTAGACATGTCTACTAGTCTGCTAGAGTAGTAGACAGTTCTACTAGTGAAAGCGGGAATGCCATGCGTAACAGCGATCTTGACACCATCGGACTGGAGATGACCGTCGTCACTGCGACCGACGGACGTCAGGCGCAGATGCCGACCAAGTTCCTGAAGAACTACAACCAGAAAATGATCGACTGCATGATCATGCAGCTCTTCCGCGGGAGTGTGCTCGACCTCGCAACCTGCCGCGCGGTCGGTCTTTCGAGGATCGAAGCATGAGCGGCAACGAGCGTCGCTGCTCACACGGTCACGTCTGTGAGTACGTGCATCGAAAGATCTACATCAACGGTGAGTACTACGTGACCGGTGGCGACTACTGGCACAGCGACGAAGAGCGTTGCTCCGACTGAATCGAAAGGACACTCATGGACAAGCGCAAATGGTCGAACGTGCTCCGCGGTGTCGCCTATGGCGACGCGTGGGGGTACAAGAACGAGTTCAGAAGCTATGCCGAGCTGACGAAGGGTAGCCCCCTCGGGCCGAATCTTCCCGAGAAGCTGGTCATCAGCGACGACACTCAGATGACACTCGCGCTCGCGCGTGCGCTCAACGATGCAGGCAACAAGACCGACAGCGAGATTCGCGAAGACGTCATCGCTGAGTGGATCGAATGGTTCAGTGACCCGGACAACAATCGCGCACCTGGCAACACGTGCATGCGCGCCATCGGTGCGATGAAGGCTGGCATCGACTGGCTCGACGCTTCAGTTGAAGGTTCGGACGGTTGCGGAACCGTTATGCGCGTCAGTCCTGCTGCGTTCACCAGTGATCCGAAGAGCTGGCAGGGAATCGCTGCGTGGCAGGCGATTTCGACTCACGGCAAGGCATCGGGTGTCGCTGCATCTCTTGTCGCTGCTGCCCTCATTCGCATGAGGCCAGCACCGGGTGAGGCAGTCGCGTTCGCGCTTGGGATGACACTCGACGCGATCAACGATGCCGACGATTCGCTTCTGACCGGACTGGACGAATGGATCGGTGAGAACGCCGACTACTACGGTCCCGCTTACGAGGACGGTGTACGTCGGTTCATCACGCGCGGGCTACTCGCGATCGCTGACGCTCTGGTCGATGCTGACATCGCGCTCAACACCATTCGACGGTCCGAACTGGACCCATGGAGCTTTGACCCATGCGAACTGGCGGGCGAAGGTTGGCGTGCGCAACACGCACTCTCGACCGCGCTGCTGTGCGCTGACCTGTTTCCTGATGACCCCATTGCGGCGCTGCGTCGCGCGACCGTGACCAACGGTGACAGCGATTCGATCGCTGCTGTCGCTGGCTCCATTCTCGGTGCTATTCACGATGACCCGTGGCCTGCCGAGTGGTTCGCGCGGCTCGAACCGCGCTACCAGCAAGAGATCCTGGAAGCAGAAGGGTATGAGTTCTGATGACTAACAAGCAAAGTGAGCCGTACGTCGAGGGGTACGAGGTCGGCAAGAAGAGGGCGCTGTATCGAGACAAGTTCCCTGGTGCGGTGTCTATCCCCCATCGCTGGGCCGCTGATCCTGGACCCAAGAGGCATGACGGCTGGCCAGAGGCGGCCCACGCGTACGCCGAGGGTGTCCAGGATGGCTGGATGGACAACTACACACCGAGCGCCGACTGATGCGGCTCATTTCCGGGATTGAGTTGCAACAACTGATTACAGAGACGCTGAGCCGATGGCCGAACGCTCAGCTAGGGACGAATGCGGTTGGCAATCTAGTCGCGATAGTCGATGGCGAATGGGTCGCCTATCTCGACTTCGTAGACGTCGAAGTTCACACATTCAACTGAGCAACGCAAAAGAGCGCCCCCAACCGCAACTGAATGCGGTTGGGGGCGCTTCTGTTTGACCCACTGGCGGGAGCCTCACGCGCTCGGAACCCCCGAAGATTCTTCGCGCGGACGACGGTTGGGCTTCAACCGCCAGCGGGGCTTGTGACCGGCTCCTGGTGCCGGATGGGTTGGATCATCTGAAGACGCTGACCGACGAGCGGGTTCGCGATCAGATCATCCGCGCTGACGACACCGGGCGCGAGCATCAATCCCCTGATGCCCTCGCGTAGACCGATGGTCGCCTTGTCGGTGTTGAGTGAGTTCAGGCTGTCCATGAAGTACACCGGGTTCAGCCATAGGGTGATGGCGTCGCCGGTCAGCTCGGCGTCAAGACTCTCGTTGACGGTACCGATCGACGTGCTGGCGTACACCGTCAGCGCGTCGTCATCGAACGTCAGGCGCATGCGTGGATGGTTCTCGGATGACGTACCGGTCACGGTCAGCGCGCGGCTGACGGCCTCGATGACGTCGGGGATGACGATCGCGGCCGTCGCGTTGTACTCCTTCGGCATTACGCTCCGGCAGTCGGGGAACTTGTCGTCAACGAGTCGCGAAGTCATGCGGCGCTGACCGCCATGGATACCAAGAAGATTCGCGTCTTCGCCGGACCCACTGAAAGCCAGATATACGTCGTCGTCGCCAAGCCGGCCGATCTCGTTGAGTGCACGCGTCGGGATGAGAAGGCGCTGGCCGACCGGCACCGCGTCATCGTCGATGAGCGGCAACCAGTTGATCTCGCGCATGGCGATTCGGTGTCCGTTGGTGGTGGTCAGGGTCAGCGTCGAGGTACTGGTGACCTCCAGGTTGACGCACATGGTTCCCGGCCTGGCCTCGTCAGTGCTGGCCGCTCCAATCACCTGAGCGACCGCCCGGCTGAAGTCTTCGGCGTTCACACGGCCCATGTCGGCAGGCAGAATGGGTAGGACCGGGTACTGGTCGGCGAGCATCGTCGGCAAGCTGAAGTCGGCCTTTCCGCACTGGATCGCGACCGATGTGCCCTTGTCGTGCCAGTGGACGGGCTTGCGCGGCAATACCTTGGCGATCGTCGCCAGTAGCCGGCCACTGACCAGAGAGCTACCCGACGTCATCTCGGTAGCGTCGGACAGGCCGACCTCCGCGCTGACGTCGAGATCGAAGCTACTGATGGTCAGCGCATCGTCTGCGCCGTTGACGAGCATGCCCGCAAGGATCGGCTGCTGCGGCTTGCTCGGAATGACGCGTGCAGCCCAGGTTACGGCCTCTGAGAACGCATCTCGGTCGATGGTAAACGATAGGTCAGGCATTGATACTCCAGAGCGTTGTCGGGGTCTCTGGGTTCAAATCTAGGCCGGTAGTTGACACTCATAGTCCCGTAGGTTTACGGGTTCTACATGTCCGCGAAGGCGTACGACGTGAACAGCGCGCCGACGTTGATCACCCCGAGGAACAAGTCAACACCGACCGCCACGCCGTGATGACGGAACCCCGGCCCGTGGCTGATCTCGTTGCGTCGCACCGGAAGACTGCTGATCTGCGTGCCGTTGCGGTAAGCGCGAATCGTCTCAGCTGCCTCATCGAACCAGACGGCCACCTGATCACTGGCCGCCCAGGTCACGTTGACAGTCGCGTGCTTGGTCACGGTGGCCGCGTTGCCGCGCCCCTTGATGATGTGCAGCTTGTTGTTGATGATGCCGGTTTCGACCTCGATACCGTAGAACGTGTTGAACAGCGGATCGGCGTCGATCATCAGACGCGTCTTTCCCGATGCCAGCGAGCCGATAACCGCAGTCGCCTTACCGTTGTCCGACAACGCCTGTACCCTGTGACGGACCACGCCGTGACCAGCGAGCTTGCCGGTGTCAATGAATGGATCGCCACCGATGAACGGCAGGCCACCGTAGACCATCGTGAACTTGTTCAGCGTCGAGAAGTCGTCGGTCACCGATACCTTGCCGGTGATCCTGACACCCGCCTCGATGGCCGCCGAACTCCCCTTGCCGACGCCGTTGATCGGCTGCGACAGGACACCTGGCCGAGGCTCGACCATACGCGTGAACATCTTCGGCGCGCGTACCAGCGTCACGCTGCGCGCTCCTGGCGCTCCATGACGTATGCGTTCAGCGCGATCACCAAGTCGGCCGCAACGTCGAAGGTCGCGACGAACTCTCGCGAGCAGACGAACTGACCGGCATTCCAGAAGCCGAGATACGCTGCCGTTCCAACGAATCCAGGGAATGTGACGACGGCGGTAGATTCACCGTCGTCAGCGGTCGGCCAGGTTGTGGCCTGGCGCGTGACATCGGGGATCTCGTTTGCACCGGTCGTGCCGGGATTACCCGAGTGGACAGAAACCAGGTCGAATGCGCCAGTCAGTGTGGTGCACAACTGATTCAGAAGATCTTCGATCATCATGTGACTACCCCTGTCGAGAGATCGAGCCGAGCACCCAGACCAGCCGCGGGTGTGGTGCGGCCGGGTAGGTGATGTACACGCGGAACCGGGCACCCATGGGAATCGGGTCCAGATCGCTGGACTGAACAAAGAATGACGCACCTTGCGGGTCAACGTCTATCGCGGGCCAGACTCCAAGCGTCTCACTGAAGTTGTGACTGTAGATGTACAGCGTGACGGTCGTGCCTGCCGGTAGCTCGTCACCTTCCGGCACGTCCCAGCGGTGCGCGAGGTCCTGGCCTTGAATCAGGTTGATGCGATCAACGATCGCGACGTTGCCGATCACTTTCCACGCTGCCTTTCGGCCAGAGCCTTGTCGGACGCGATGCGTTCTTCACGCTCGGCGTGAAGGTCTTCGCGCACGTTGCGGAATCCGGTTCGCATCTCAGCGCGCAAGTCGCCCAGATCTTTTCGCGTACCGCGGATGTCTTTGGCCACCTCATCGAGATCGAGCCTCATTGGAGTCTTGTGACCGTTCTGGACCTGGCCGCGGATGGCTTCGAGGTCGTGTCGCGTTCGTCGTTGTGACCAGACGTACGCGAACGCGATGATGCCGTAGGCGACCAGATCCAGGTAGTTGTCGGCACCGATGCCGCTGAAGTTCATTTACAGCAGCCCGTCCCGCTTCTGCTCGTGCAGCACTCTGCCGGCCACGCCGACCACGCTGACGCCGAGCAGACCACCGGCAAGCTCAAGCAGCTCGGGAACCGCATCCCGGTCGATGACATTGGCCGCAGCCAGCGCGAACAACGCGACGAACGTCACCACATACAGCCCGAGACGCACTTCGTTAGACAGCTTCTCATTCAGATTGGGCATGCTCGTTCCCTCCGTAACTTGCTACGCCGCAAGCGCTTTGCGGCCATACGCGTTCATCGAATCGATGGCGTGCTGTACCGACGTGCGTCCTGAACCGTCCATCACGTCGTCTTCCCAGTAGTTGCCGTGATCGCGCAGACCGGATGCAAGGAACTGGAGCGCGATACCGGCGGCGCGAGCCGCATCGATGAGATGCAGCGGGTTACCAAGAAGCTCGGTGATCTGCTCGACGAGCCCGCCCTTACCTTTGAGCGCGGCGACGATGCTCTGAGCCAGCTCCCACGGGTCGTGGATCTGCAAGCGCGTCAGGACCGAATAGACGGCCGTGATGTCATCGCCTGCATCGTCATTCGGCGTCGCGGTGTACATGTCACCCGCGTGCGCGTAGTCATGCCAGGTCGAGGGCGTGCCGACGATGCGATTCGGCGAGATGCCACGACCGGGAAGACTGTCACCGGGCCACGTGTGGTTGGCCTCGCGACTGGGGTTGCCGAAGGTGTACCCGCCGACCAGATCGCCGCGCCGATGCGTCAGCGATCCACCGAGGATTTCCTTGAGCAGCAGCGAGGCTGCTTCCCCACCCTGCGAGTAGCCACCGATCATGAGCTTGCCCGGCGTGTTGTTGACCTGACGAATCCCGGTCGAGACAGCCGCAGCGACAGACTCCTGATAGGACGGTGCACCACCGCCGGCGGATGGGCCGCCAGGTATCGGGCCGAAGCTGGCCGGATACTCGACGGGTACCCACGTGAAGAAGGATGCGTCGAGGCCTCGCGCTACGTCGGCCTGAATGCCCCAGTCTGAAGCGGACCAGGTGCCGGCGAATGTGTAGACCGTGATGCGTTGCCAGGGTGTCGGTTTCAGCCCGTAGAGGCGAAGCCTGGTCGCGTAGTTGGCGATGCCGGTTGCTGGTAGTCCGACGATGATCTGGAACCGGATCAGAACCTTCTCGGTCAGCTCATCGAAGACATCACCATGGGTGATGCCCATTGCGCGGGCCCATGCGAACTTCTCTGTGAGGTAGTACCGGACACGCTCAACCTCCGGGCCGGTGTCGCCGCGCCCGTATCCGACGAACTGCCCGCTGACGATCATTTCGCCACCTTCGCGAGCACCCGGCGTGCCAGCTCGGCGTCGTTGCGTCGATCCGGGTAGCGCTCTAGGTCGGCGTCGGCGATCTCATGCAGAAGCGCCAACGCGCCTTGGTCGCCGTATCCGGCCAGCTTCTCGACGATCTCGACGTGTGAGTTCGCATCGATCACACGCACGAAGCCAGGGATGTTGTTGGCCGCCTCTTCGCCGAGATGACGGAACGGTGAGAGCGAAGCGACCTGCGTCTTCATTTCGCGTACGAAGGACAGGATCTCGCGCTGTTCGGTGTCAGACAGTGCCATCAGGAAACCTCCAGTGTTGGAACCGATTTGCGCCTGAACGTCGGCGCGGAAGATGTTCATGTCGATCGCGCCGGGGTCCCACTTGCCCTGCCGGTAACCGGCTGGGCCGAGCTGTGCCCATTCCTTGTGGGAGATCGCGCGGTCTGAGCCGAGCGCGAGCTTTCGCAAGATGGCCGCGAACGTCTTGACGGTGGCGTCGTATTGCACGGCGGGCCAGCCGGTTCGGTGCGGTGCGTCCTTTTCCGGCAGGATGGCCACCTCAACGCCGATGGTCACCGGGTTGGCGTTGTCGGTTCGAATACCCGGCCACGACCCCACACCGGCGTGGTTCGCCATACCGATGCCACAGACCCAGACCGTCCCGTCTGGCCGAATCAGCAGATGCGCGGCAAGCCCCAGGTCGGGGTGGAACGCGATACCCTCGGGTGTCTCGTTGACGTTCCCGGTGTGGTGGAAGACCGCGCCCCAGAGCACGCCCTGATCGCCCTCGCCGCGCTCACGCCAGCCGTCCATCTCAACGACGTTCAGACCCTCGGCGCGCAGCACGTCGGCCAGCCAGAACGGGTCGCCGCTGAATCCAGGTGTCGGCGTCAGCACGCCCGGTTCGCTCGGCTCAGTAGTGCCATCAAGCGCGCGACGTAGCACCGACCAGGCTTCATTCCAGCTCTGTGCGTAGCGATCTGGAAACGCTGAGCCCTGCACGCGCTGCACGAACTGGCCAGCCAGCGCGGGGTTGTCAGCCGCGCCACGATAGTCGTCGCTCAGCCGATCTAAGAACGTGTCCGCGGCAAGCGCCAGTGTCATGCGCGACGTCATCGATCCCCACCAGTTATCACGGTCGTCAACCGGCAGCACTTCACCGGCACGGCCGTTCTGCTGCTGGAAGTAGCCGACCGAGCGGCCGTCGTTAGATTCCGAGTCGTGCGGAAACTTCTGCGAAGAAGGATCTTTCGCGTTCCACGGGCACCACCACTGGCGCTTGCCGTTGCGGTCGTTTGCGCCGACCTCGACGTCGATGCACATCAGAACCATCGCGCTCGCGAGTTCATCGAGACCGCGTGCAAGGGACACCGCGTGAACAATCTGAGCGATCTCTTCACGCGACCGAAGCGGTTTGTCGGCCAGCCATACGAAGCTCATCGGCTACCGCCAAGGAACGGGATGCGCGCAATGATCTTGCCGACCAGTCCGTCGATCACGCGATCATCGAGTGCACCAGGTATCGCGTCAGTGATGCGATCTATCGCGCCGGTGATCTCATCTTTTGTCGGCAGGGTCTCCCGCACAATCTGTTTCAGATCGTCGCGGGTGCCATCGAAGAATTTGGTCAGCAATTCGCGAACCACGGCAGCGACCCGTTCGCCGATCTCTTCGAACAGCTCGCGACGCCATTTATCCAAGATGCCCATCACCAGCGCCCTTCGACGCGTGGGTCATACTCGTCCGCGAACGTAGACAGCCAGTCCGATGCGCGCCAACCGAGTAGGAACCCGAACACCGCGGCGACGGCGTAGAGCGGGGTGTACTTCACGTCAGTAACTTCCCCTCGATGGTTTCGTTCGTGATGTCGGTGACATCGACACCGAGAGCCGCTGGTAGACATAGCGGTTGCTCCAGCTTCTTGAGCTTCACCACCGACAGCGCGCCTTGTGGCGCCTGCGCGTAGATCAGGTGCGTGTACTGGCCAGCCGGTGTGAGAATCCGCGAGCGTCCACGTGGCTCGCCGTTTAGGCCTGTCTCCCAGTCGATTTGACCTCGCGCATACTCACCATCCGGCTCTTCCGCGAGGCCAGTGACCGGATTTACTGTGCCCAGCCCGACGTAGGTCGGCCAGACGCGTACCCCTAGAACGCCGTCAGCGGCGACGTCAGTCATCAGCTCTGGGTGAACGTGGGGGTCAATACGATCTGCCCGGCTGCTGACAGAATCGTGGACACTATTGCAGCCCAGTCGATCATGTTGTTGCCGGTGGACGCCGAGCAGAGCGGTGTGTGCGTGTATGTACCCGCGCCAGCGTTGATCGTCACCGCGGAGCCATTGACGACACCGCCGGTTGCACTAGTCCAGGTGGACTGAATGCGGCCGTAGCCGCTGCCGCTGGTCTCATTCGCCGGGGTTGACGTGGTGCCAGGGTTTCCGGTGCATAGACCGAAATAGGCTCCGAGCGTCTTGTAAGTGTCGGCGAGCGCCTGTCGAGATGTTGCTATCGCGATTGCCATGACGGCGATTCCCTTCTCTGTAGGGGTGAAACGCCTTTACTGGTAGGCGTAGAACCACGCGCGGCCTTTGCCGCCTGCGAAGCCGGGGTTATTGCCGGTGAAAGTTCCCTGCTGACTGGCACCGCCAGCGCCAGGCTCACCGCCGACACCCGAACCACCAGAACCGGCGTTGTAGGTCTGGCTGTTGCGGGATTGGCTTGTCGGCGAAGGCGTTGCACCATTTCGGGTGCCGTTGCCCCAGCCGGTACCACCCGCACCGCCATTGGCGGTCAACGTGTAGGCACCACAAACGATGACCGTGTTCCCTCCGGGTCCGCCGTCATTGGCACCACTACTGGGAGAGTTAGCCTCACCGCGTGCTCCCGCTGCACCCACGGTGACAGTGATTGTCTCTGCGCTCCATGGGATATCGACACCGCGTACGAGGGTGACGACCTGCCACGAACCGGCAGCACCACCGTTTCCTGGTAGAAACAGTGAGCCGTTACCACCCCCGCCACCGCCGCCGATGAGGATGACATCGATGGCGCGGCTCCACCAGGGGATCGTGTATGTACCCGAATTTGAAAACATCGCGGGTGCAGGCGAATTGGGTGGAAATGCCGCTGTTACGGCCAGTGTTCCGAGCGCGCCTAGCGGCACCGCGGCCGGCACGATCGCGTACACGTTCGAAGTTGAAAGCACACCGAGACTGGATAGATTGACGTCGCGCAGATACTTCGAGCCGACGATGGCTGCCAGGGTGCCGCTACCGGAAAAAGCTGCCGCCGAGCTGAACTGCTGGATCGCCGCCACCGAGAGAGCACCCGAGCCCTGCATGTTGACCGGCGACCGATACTGCTCTTTCGCCGCGGCGCTCAGCGCTCCAGAGCCGGCCAGGTTCGACGCGGCGGGCACGATCGCATAGGCCGCCGACGACAGGACGCCAAGCCCTGAAAGCAGCGCTGCGCCAGGAACAATGGCATAGGCAGCGCTCGACAACACACCGGCACCACCGAGATTCGCTGCGCGGGTGTACTTCTCGAAAGTCTGCGCTGTCAGTGCACCGAACCCAGTGAATCCTGCGACGGCCAAGAACTGCTGGATCGCTGCTGCGGTCAGCGCACCGGAGCCGGACAACCCGACCATGCGTAGATACTTCTCGAACGCTGCGGCCGACAACACGCCTTGACCCGAGAGTGCCACGGCCGCCGGAACGATTGCGTACGCCTGGCTAGACAGCTCTCCTGCGCCCGATAGTGGCGCAGCGGCAGGGGTTTTCGCGTAGGCGGCACTCGTGAGTTGTCCGTCACCGCTGAGAGCGACGGTCGCGGGCGTCTTCGCGTACGCCTCTGATGTCAGGGTGCCTTCGGCGTTCAGGTATCCACCGTCGTGCTGAACAGCCCACCAACCCAGAACGGGTTGCGGCGTGACCGATGGCGGAATCTCGAACCAGCCAGGGTTGGGGTTCCACGGCGCAGTCATCAGACGGCCTTGATCGCGACCAGTCCGGGTGAACCAGCGCCACCCCTTGTTCCGTTACCACCCGAACCGCCGTGGCCACCTTGCCCACCGCCACCAATCCCGGCAGAGTCCGCCCCCACACCGGGTGGCGTACCGGGTATCGCTGCCGCGCCGATGAATAGACGTCCACCGAAGGCGAAGTTGCCCGGAGATTGACCATCGGGGGTAAATGCTCCGTTGAACCAAGAACCGCGACCGCCGTTACCAGACGGAGCTAGTAGGAGCGGCTGGGTGCCGCTCGGAGGAGTGTCCGCATTCGCGTAGTAGAGCTGCGAATCGTTTCGGCTCAGAGCAATACCGGAGGCGTATCGGGGGAACCCGTTAGTCGTGGTGGTGTGATACCAGTTGTAGGTCCGGTTAGAACCACCACCTGGGCCACCGGCCGTTTCCTTCTCGGTGTAGATACCGCCGTTGGTGACAAGAACACTGAGAGTCGTGACACCCCAGTCGATATCGACGCCGCGCTCAATGCGTTTCGCGACCCACTGGCCGGCACGACCACCTTCGCCCGAGTACCCAGCACCACCGTCGCCGCCACCGCCGGCACCACCCGCGCCGAGTCCGACCAGGTAGAGGTACCTGCTCGTTGACGGGATCGTGTAGGTGAACCACTGGCCGGAATATCCTGGGCCTCCGGTGTAATTGAAGTCAGTCCACTGGCTTTCGATCAGGACCTCACCGAGAGCGCCCCATGCGGGATTAAGTTCGACCGAAGTTCCCACCGATGACGGCAGAGAACTCAGTGACCCGCCGCCGTCCTGCGTGAAGAACAACGGCACCGGCTGAACAGATTCGAGCACCGACAGCATCGCGTTGTTGGTCAGTATTGGGGCCGCGGTGCCGCCAACCTGTAGCGCTCCGATGAACACCGTCTCGCCGCGATCAACAGCTAAGTACGGGTCAGGAATCGCGAACGTCTGCACCTTTGACGCTGTGACACTTGACTTTACGTTTCCAAGATTGGTGTCGAGCACGATGATGCCGCCCGAGTCGATGCGGTATATCCCAACGAACAACTGCGTCATGGTCGTGCCGGTGATGCCGATCTTCGCGGACTTATAGACGCGGGCGACATCGGGCGTAATCGGGATCAGCACCAACTTGCCGAGCGCCGGGGTGAATGTCGAAGTCGCGTTTATGATCGGGAACGAGACGTCATCGTGGGTACCCGTGCTCAACCAGCGCGGAGATCTACGAGGGAGGTTGATCAGGTCGGAGGCGTAGATCGCTGCGGCTTTGGCGTCGTCGGCAGTCTGCTTGAGAGCCGCTGTAGCCGTCGCGAAATCGTCGGTATTCTTACCTGTGGCGGTGTCACCGAAGATGACGTTCCAGAAGCCGTCCATCACCTTGCCGAAGTCCGAGCCGAGGCTCGTACCGCCAACGGGACTGCCGACGTGTATCGGCGACAGCGTGCCCGAGCTGGTCAGGTGCTGAACCTGCTGGCCCAAACCAGCGAACCAGTCTTTGACGTCCTGCACGACCTGGTTGATCGGCGTCACTATGTTTCCCGCAAGTACGTCGTTGATCTGGTTCTGCACCGTCTGCAAGAGGGGTAGACCGATGACGTTGATCTGCGGGATGTTTTGCAAGGCGTGAATCAGCTCGGCCAGCGTCTTGTCCACAGCGGCGGGTAGCCCGGTGATCGCGGTCCACGCGGAGTTGACGACCTGCTGTACGCGGTCCCACGCGTCGGCAAGCCACGTCGGGACGTCGGTGGCCTTGACCGAGCCGTCGTCAAACCAGATCGTGCCCGCGAGCGCATCCGCCTTGACACACAACCGCAGGCGAACCGCGAACACATTCGCCGGAATCGTTACCGTGCCGACGATTTGGGACCAACCATGTGTGCCGGTGGGTGCCGTGAAATGGTCGACATCGAGCGCCCCGAGTGGCGCGCCGTTGGCGTCGTACATCGCGAACTGCAATGTGATGGCGTTGCCCGAGGCGACGAGCCCAGACCACTTGGCCCAGGTGAACGCGCGTAGCTTCTGGCCCGGCGCAACCGTGATGTAGTTGGAGAGAAGTTCCTTCTCGGTGCCGTCAGCTTCAGTTCGCGCGCAACCTGGTTCGCCGTGCCCTTCGGTGTCATCCCAGAACCAGATACTCTGGCCTGACATTGATTCCACACCTTCGAAGTGCGGATTGGTCAGCAGCTCCGGGTTGATATCAACCACCTGCGCGAGCGGTATCGCGCCGAGACGGTTCGGGAGGATCTGTCCAAACAGGTTGGCCGCGTTGAGCGGTGCATCCTTGAGAACAGTCATGATGACTTCGGCGATGTCACCGATGATCGGAATCTGGAACAGCGCATCGAGCGCTTGTTCTGGGGTTGGGAACGTGATCGACGGGTTGCCGATGAGCCTCCGTACCAGCGCTGTCAGCATCGCCAGGCTGTGCGGCATGTTCGTCGGCAGACCACCGAAGAATCCACCCGTGAACTTGTCTATCGCCGACTGATAGGGCGCGTTGTACTTCGTGCGCCAGTCGGCTTCAGTCATGGCCGCCCAATCGGCCAAGCTGTCGTAGTTGGCTGCCTGGTCTGGATTGAATCCGTCAGGCTGCGTCATCTAGCTACAGCTCGCCCTGCTCGCGCTTCTTCAGAAGCCGCTCAAGCAGTTCGGCCTGCTGAAGACGTGACAGCTTGTCGATCGCGACATCAGCCGGATGCTGCTCTTCCACCGGGGTATCGAGCGGCACCCATTGACCCGGTGAGGTCATCCAGTGCGGTCCGTTGGCCTTCGGTGCGATCCACTTCTTGACCGGCTCAGCAGTCGGTCGCGCGCCACACTCGTAGAGATGTTCCGAGACGGCCATGTTGTAGCTGATCGGCATGACCAACTGAGCGCCGACGACACCAGGCAGTGCAACCAGTGTCCACAGAAACATCTCCCGCGGGTTCTCTAGGTCGCAGTTGTCGCGCGTAGGAAATCCTTTGGTGAACTCGTAGTCGGCCGCCTTGGCGTTCTGCATCCCGAAGTTAGGATTCATCGCGGGCATCGTCACTAGTAGACCCCCAGGTCTCGAAGGGCAGCGACGATGGATTCAATCTTGCCCCAAGCCCTTTGGGCCGGGTCCTGAAGCGCTCGCTCGTCACCAATGGTCAGTTGCCACTCAGGCGGGTTCTCTTCGTCCCACTTGAGATCGAGTCGTCGGCACCGATCCATCTGGATTCGGTGACGCGTGTCGTTTCGTATGGATATACCCACACGGTCGTCAAGGAAAAAATGCCCTAATCCGTTGTCCCCCACCATGAATGGTGCACCGTCGATGACAGATACCTTGCAACTGATGGTCGTCTTGGTTGCCCAAAAGCCCGCCCTCATCACCATCAGCGCCGCGATTGTGTACGCCTTGTTTGCGCCGTCTTGGAAGTATTCGAAGTACCGCGACCATCCCGAATGTTGCGCCCGCTCTGTCGATTTGACGCTCCACCAGGCGAGTACGGTGTCTTCGTAGAGGGGCTTTACGAGCGTGTCAACGGTGCCGCCGAGCGAGCCGATCTGAGCTATGCCGCCGATGATGTCGAAGGATGCCTGGATAGATGCACTGATGGCCTCGTTCACGCCAGGCATCGAGTGACCACCGACGTTGACCTGAATACCCTTGGCTGGCGAGACGGTGAATTCTGATGTCTGGATTGGTGATTGGTCGCCGTCGCGGAAGATGACGTAGGGCAGTGACTTGTGCGTCAGCCGCAAGCCGGGGATGAAGTAGTCCTCGGGTATGTCGTTGTCAGCGATCAGATCGTCTGTTGAGTCGATGAAGTCATCGGAGAATTCAGCGGCCGTGCGGAGAAGGCCGTCGAACATCGTTCCGCCGTTGGACGTTCCGATGTAGACGCCGGACTTGTCAACGATGTCGATGACCAGCGTTCCGCTTCGCAGGTTCGCGCCGGGCCACGGTTCAGGGTCGCCATCGAGGAACCGGCGACATACCACGCTGTACTCGGCGTCTTCGAGCATGACCTTGGCCATGTCGTGCCAGTTCGCCCAGCGCGACGACACCATGCCCCAGATGGCACCGCTGGCCATCTCTTCGAAGAAGGTCGTCGGCTTGACGACGATGCTCCAGTTCGACTGGTCGAGACTGCCGAACCATTGAGCCAGATTCAGCGGGTCATCGGGAATTGTGATGAGCGGGTTGTGTTCCCGGAGGAATTGGAGAAAAAGACTTAGCTTCAAGATCCAAGGGACTGGACCCGCGAGAATAAATGCTCGGGGCGCCTGGAACGCCGCGGGCAAGAATGGATTACTCCAAACGCTATACCACTTGAGGTTTTCGTAGTCGTGAAGCCAAGTGACGCTTAGTGTTTGGTCGCCGTCTTCGTCGGACTTAAGAGTCGCCTTGTCGAGGCGGCCAGACCAGCGCGACCCGCAGTAGTCCACAGTGATGTGGACGTTGCGCTTCTCACCGCGATCCATGCGACCTTGCATGTCGTGAATCCACTGTGCGACTTCCGAAGTGAACGGTATGTCGGTCTGGCCAGGCCCAGAGTCGTTGGAGATGAACGAGAATTCAGCGCGGTACTCGTCGGCCAGAACGTGGTGAAGTTCCCACTCGCCATCGAAGATTCGGACAACGGGGGGCTGGCGCCGTAGCCGGATCTCGGCGCGCTCTTGCTTCAGCGTCTCGTGCCAGATGACCTCGCATTGGGCCTCTAGGTCAAAGTTGGCGAAGTCAAGATGAATGGGTTCGTAGTCGAGTACGGCGGTGGCGTCAGTGACGCTCACTCAAGACCCCACGGCCGCGACCAGAGCCGCGGCTGAATGAGCTGTGCCATGGCACCTCCTGCGGGAGCGTTCTTGTAGCTGATCGGGAGAAGCTGCTTTGGCGTGTACGGCGGTATGACGTGCATGAAGAACTTGCCGTTCATCAGCGGAAGCATGTTGGTGTAGTGGACATCTCGGATCATCAGGTCTTGCTTGTTGAGGCTGATGACTGCGCCACCTTGGACATCGGTAATCGGGGGGACCGAGATCATTCGGCTACGCCAAGCGCCACCAGGCTTCCGGCGATACTTCTTGCCACGCCAACTGAAGTCAGGAACTTCCCACTCGCCACGCGTGAGAATCCACTTCTGACGCATCGGTTGGTCCGTAGGGTTCTCGACTTCGATGAACCCGGAAGCTGACGTGCCACCGTCCATAAACTTCGAGATGACCGGCTCCTCGTACCACATCGGTTGACCGGCACGGAGTTTCAGAATCAGGTTGATGTGCTGCTGCTTGATCGGATCGACGTCGAAGTCTGTATCAGGCTGCTCGTACATCAGGACATCGAGCATGCGAAGGCCGGACTTCTCGGTCTCGATGCCGAGCGTCGTTGGCTCTGGTTCGTCGTCGTACTCATCGATCTCGTAGCCGAAGATCTTGCGGAACTCCGACTCATTCTCTTCAGCGGTGCGACCTTGCGTATCGATGCAGTGAAAGCCGAGCTGCATGTCACGCTGAAGTACCTTGCGGCCCTTCTGTGTTGCACCATCCTGGAACGCGCCGGACTTCCATGTGGTCTTCACGGGCGCGTCGTAGATTCCCTTGACCTGACCCTTGGCATTCCAGATTCCTTCGTGCCCTTGAATGTCGCCGTGTGTGTGGAACTTGCGACCGTCACCGCTGACCCACATCGCGAGAATCTTGTTCTCGTAGTAATCCGGTTCGATGATGAACGGGTTGGTGCTCATGGACGCCCCGCGTAACGCATCATCTGGAGCTTCTGCTTCGACTCGATTTGGCCCATCAGCTCGTTGACGTCCTTGACGTTGACGTTCTCCATCCGCACGCTGAAGTCATTGCCCTGGAGCGCGGCTGGGTCGAGTGGCTGGCGTGCGGCCGCAGTACTGATGTCGGACCACTGGCGCCCGGTGAGCACCGGCTCGGGTGACTTGGACAGATTGATAGCCATGCCACCGGGAGGAAGCATGCCGCCCGAGTCGAAGATGCCCATCATCCGCATCCATTCCGGCCCCATCGGTGAATTCGGCTGTTGCGGTGCCGGTCCAGCCGACGTGGGCGTTGGTGTCGTCGTCGCACTGAACGGGTTGGCACTGGCCGGTGGTGCGGGCAGCGGTCCTTGACCACCACCTACACCGGGGAGTCCTCCGGGCTGCGCCACCGGCTGAGCCATCTCGCCGCCACCACCCGGTATCTGGTCGGGTTGTACCGGATCACCCGGCAGTTTGGGTCCGGGCGCTGCGCCACCACCCTTGCCGTGTTCCTTGGTGTTGGGATTGACCGCCGACTGCTGGGCCTGCGCTTTCTCCAGCGTCGTGGTTGCGGCCTCCTGGTTCTGAAGGTGCGGCACGAAACCCGTGTAGTCGTACCCGAGCCAGCGGGGAGCGCCGAACGGGAACAACTGCTCAACCAGGGCATCGACACCGATACCGGCCATCTGGAAGCCGTAGCTCACCCCGCGCTTCGCCGCGTTCGCACCCAGGCCGATCGCGAAGGCCGCAGCCGGGCCGGCAGCCTGACCACCAGCGCCGAAGCTGCCAGCGGTGGCCGCAGCAGACGCGGCGGTCGCGGCGGCCGACGCTGCTTGATCGATGAGTCCGTTGACGGCTTCTGCGCCCATGTTGAGCAGACCGGCCGCGAAGCTGGTACCGGCCTGGCCGGTCGATCCTGCCGCCGCGGGAATGTAGCCCTCGGTGCGATCGGTTCCGCGGCCGTCCATGCCACCGCTCTTCGGTCGCCCGACGCCGCTGTTGGTCGGCACTCCCCCGTTGCCCATGATCTGCGCCATCAGACCTGATGCGCTTACGCCAGTCGGGTCACCGCCATTGGCCATCAGTTGCGCCAAGAGCTGGCGCTGAACCTTTTCGGGGAGAACATACTTCGAGTTCTTGCGAGGCTTACCGCCACCGATACTGGTTGCATGAACGTGGTCCATGTGGTTCTGGGTCGGCGAACCGCGGTCGCCCATCATGCTCGACTGACCACCAGCACCGGTCCAGTTCTGTTGCCAGATAACGTCTTCTAGGCCGTAGGCGCTGGCGTTCTCCAGCAGATGTTGGCGAATCTCATCGCCGAGCTGCTTACCCTCTGGGGTGTTCCAGTTCGGAATCATGATGTCGAGCGCACGCCCGGACGGATGGAACGGCATCGAGTCGGGCCGTACGCCACCCATCCTCTGAATGCGGTCACCGAAGAGCAGCGACAGCGCGCGGTTCATCAGAATCGTTTTGTTCTGCATGCCCGTTTCGTCGGCCAGACCGGCTGGCAATTGGCCGCCGAAGAGATCTTCCAGATCAACGGGGCCACCGTCCTTGAATCCCGGCAGCATTCCTTGAGCAGCGGCCTGACGTAGCGCCATGACACCGCGATGGCCGCCCATGTTCTGAACGTCCTTGGCGGTCAGCATGTGCTCGCCGTTGGAACCCCACATGAGAACGGAGTCGGACTTCGCGGAACCTTCTCCATAGACCGCGCCGCCATCAGCACGCTTGGGAATCAGAAGATCAAGCGGGTTCTGTGGCCCGGCAGGTGCCGGTGTGGCAACGCTATTGGGTTCTGGTGTCGCCTGAGCGACGTTGTTCAGCAACGTCTTTGGCGCTGCGTCAATCGGCATCGAGTGTGGCTGCTCGACCTTCTTGACGAGTTCAGCGATGCGACGCTGCGCCTCTTCGGTGTCAGCGGTGACCTTGAACGACCCATCGGGCATCTTCTGCACTTGGTAGCCAAGGTCTTTCAACGTCTGCTGAGCCTTGTCGGTCAGCGCGTTTACGACGATCTCCTTGTCGCTGGGTACCGCGACGATGGACGCGCCTAGATCCTTGAATCGCGCGATGCCTTCGTCGGTCGCTTCCCACGTACCTCTGAGCATCTGCTGAAGGTCGCGATTCTTCTGCGACAGATCACCGATGGAGTTGCGCTGGTCGTTGACGTTTTGCGTTAGCGTGATGAAGGATTCGCGCGCATCGGGCATGATGTCGATGAATCCCTGAAGACCATCGACACCCTTCTGATAGTTCTTGTCGAGGCTCTTCTGATTGTTCTGGTAGTCAGTGAGCTTCTTGTTGACCTCATCCCATGCGTTGCCTTCGCGCAGCAGTGCGGCGACCAACTCTTCATTTGAGATACCAGCGTTCTTGAGGTCGATCATGGCGCTTCGCGTACGGAAGCCCTTGTCGGCGGTCTGCTCGCCGATGATGTCAGCAGCCCTCTTACGAATGTTGTTGTACGCGTTGGGATCGCCGAGGCCCGTCGCGGCGTCCATGAGCTGGGCCGGATCGAGGCCGTAGCTCTTCGCACGCTGATCGGTGCCGATGTCCTGGAACTTCTTGGCGATCTCTTCGCGCGTCTGCTCGGTGATCTTGCCCGTGGACTTGTCCAGCGTGGCCCGAAGCGCTTCTTCCTCCTGGCGCTGCTGGGCCGCCTTGTCGGCGGCCTCTTGATGCTTCTGTGCGAGTAGGCCGAGTGCGATCGATGCGCCACCGAGCGCGAGTCCCCACGGGCCACCGAGCGCGCTGACCAGACCGCCAGCGGCGATCGACAGTCCCTTGGTCGCGCCGGCCGCGATACCAGCAGTGCGCTGGAATCGGTCAGCGCCGTCGAAGCCGGAACGGTATGCCGCACCCATCTGCGCAAGCGCCGGGTAGCGTGCGGCCATCGTTGCCATGGCACTGTTGACGGTGTTCAGGTGGATTCCCTGCATCTGCGCGAGACTGCGCTGAAGCTGCATCTCTTCGCGGAATCCGCGCATACCGGAGATGACACCGGGAAGCGTCTGCCGGATGTTTCCGAGTGGCCCCGGCAGCCGATCAAGCATGCCAGGCAAGAACTTCCACGTTGCCCAGGCGACGGCGACACCCATGACGGCACCCTCTTGGCCGTCGAGAGCGTCAGCGACAGCGCCGAGGACTGGAGCTAGAACGCTAGCTACCGCACCAACCGCCTTGAGAGACAACGCGAATGCGGACCACGCGGCGCTACCCATGGTGCCGAGCACGCTCGCCAGCGCCTTGCCGAACTTCTGGATATCCGGCCAGGCATCCTTGATGCTCTTGGCGATATCAGAGAAGACGCCGCTGCTGGATTCACCCTTGAGCGCGTCCAGCAGGTCTCCGAGGTTCTGGTTAGCCCAGTTGCCGAGACTCTGGAGCGGTCCGTTCAGAACATCAGCGAGCGCTAGCTTCGCGTCGTCGAGCGTGTTCGTCAGTCGCTCGAAGACACCCGGTAGCCCCTCGTTCTGGGCCGCGGCCAACTGCGCAGCGCCACCCTGCCGGGTGACGGCTGTCCGCATCTTGTCGAAGCCCTCGGCGCCTTCTTTCGCGGCCACACCGGCGAATCGCATAGCGTCAGAGCCGAATAGCGTCGCGGCGTTCCCCTGAAACTCTTCGGGGGTCATATCCTTGGCGGCTTGGGCGACCTGCTGGATCAGCTCACGAACGCCGACGAAGTTGCCCTTGGCGTCGTAGAGATGCAGGTTCAGCATCTCCATCGCCTTCACAGCGGGCTTACCGGAGTCGGTCAGTGCCAGCAGTGCGGACTTGAGCATGGTGCCCGCGTCAGACCCGACGATGCCGTTGTTGGCGAACAGACCGAGCGCGGCCGCGGTGTCTTCCATCGTGAGGCCGAACTGGGCCGCGACCGCGCCACCGGCCTGCATGCCGTAGGCGAAGTCACCGATCTCGCCGGTAGATGCGTTCGCGGTGTTGGCCAGCACATCGGCAGCGTCGGCTGCACGCGTGGCGTCCAGATGGAAGGTCTGAAGCGTGCGCGCCTGAATGGTCGCGGCCGTCGCGGCGTCCACCTGGGCGGCCGCGGCGAGCTGAACGGTGCCGCGGGCGGCTTCCATCGCCTGCTGAACGCTCAGACCACCCTTGACCAACTCTGTCATCGCCGCTGCGGCGCTCTGCGCCGAGGTGCCTGACAAGGTGACATCACGACCCAGGTCGCGCGCCTTGGCGCTGATCTGGGCCATCTCTTCGGCGGTGGCGCTTGAGACGCCCTTCATCGTGTTGAGGTTGCGTTCGAATTCGAGTCCCGACTGAACGGCAGCGGTGAAGCCAGCGGTGATCGACGCGAGGCCTCCGGCGATACCCGCGGTCGCGAGGCCCTTCTTCATGAAGTCGCCGAATGACGAAGAGGCACCCTGGCCCATCTTCGCGCCGATCTTGCGGCCTACAGAGTCGGCGTCGTCACCGGCAGCGTTCAGCGCCCGCGTGACACCCTTCTGGAGGTCCTTCGTTTCGGCGACGAGAGAGACGTAACCGACCGCTAGTTCAACGCCTTTAGCCAACGGAAACTCCTCTCGGTATCATCTGAGACTTCTTGTTGCGCCGCTTATCTCGCATCGCGCGACGACGAGCGATCTCGTCGTCATGCCGCTGTTTACGTACGGCCATCGGGACTGACGTATCGATCGTCGGACCCTCATCACTGGGTCGCTTGATCTGCTTGGGCTTGGCTCCGCGACCACCTGCGCGCTGCCAGTTCGCACCCTGCAGGGTGAAGAGAATGGCGACTAGGATGTCGATGTTCAGGTCCCACGCCCACGTTCGCGGGTGACGCGCTCTGAATAGCGCGGAGTCGGTTCCCAAGTGCTCCAAGAACACTCGGAACTCTTGCCAGGACAGAGCGGGTGTGCCGACGTCGCGGCGATGAAGCTGGCGATCCAGTAGATCTGCTTGGATCGCCTCCCCCCACTCGTCTAGGAGTTCGAGGAGGCGGAAGATTCCCCCAGGTTGACCCCGGTGTCGCCGCTGTCTGTTGTTTCGCCTTGCTGGCCAACAGGTTTGCGTGATTCCATCGCCCAGTGCGCGAGAATCTGGTCAAGCTCACCGACCGTCAGCTTCATCAGTCGGTCGCACAGCTCCTCATCGAGTACAGCGCTGAGCATGGCGCGTGCGGAGTCGCGCGTAGTTTCGTGAACGGTGCGGCGCGGGACTTCTGTCACCTGCTCGCCGTCGTCGTCAAGGATGGGGTTGCCGTCTTCATCGAAGACCGGCACCGGCGCATCGAGGTCGGTGAGGTTCTTCTTCATCCGGCGGGCGAGGTCTTCGCCAAGGAAGTTCATGTGCGGCAGCTTGAAGCTCAACGTCGCACCGTCGGCCAAGGGAAGCTCGAACGCGATCACCGCTTCAAATGCCGGTGTGATACGGAAAGTCATGGTGGACCGAACCTTTCGGTGTTACTTTGCTTGCGAACCGGACGGCCCCACCCCGGCAGGGGCGGTCCGGTCCAGGGGTACAACCCATGCCGGGGTGAGGTTTCGATCTACGAGCCGGTACCAGTGGCGTCGGGATCGTCGATCAGCGAGTAGACGCCCGGATTGCCGGATTCCGGCTTGTAGACGTCGATGTGAACCGTGAACTTGACCAGTTGGTCGTGGACATACTCGATGTCCTCGATCTCAACGATCTGGCCCTCTTCGATCACGTTCAGCGCGGTCTTGCGACCGTCGATGTACCGCTGAATGAACGAGGACCGAGGCAGCTGAGCATCGGACCACTCGACGCGGTACTTGGCGTGACCACTGGAGTAGTCCACCGTGACATTGCTGTCACCGAAGACGGTCTTCAGCGTCACGATGTTCTGCTCGTAGATGGTGGCCGTGACGGTGCACTCGTAGTTGTCCTGAGTGGTCTTCACGGTGCTGCCACCAAATGCCTTGTGCTTGGTGGTGTCACGCTTCGGGCTTACCTTGAAGCCGTCGTCGCCCATCCACCCGTGGTCCTTGAATGCAGCGTCAAGGACATCGAGAGCGTCATCGGGCAGCGGAGTCCCCAGAGGTGCACGGTAGAAGCTACCGCCGTCCTCGTGAAGTGTTGCGGCCCAAATGTTCTTGGAATTGGCCATTGTTAATCCCCTTCACTGAAGAAGTGAGTCGGAACGTGGACCGGACCTTGGGGACACCCGTTACGGGTTAGTTGGTGGAGATCAGCAGATCGCCGGTGAACTGATATCGGTCATGACTCGGGACGTCAGGGTCGGGGAAGTCCACCGGGCCGCTGTCGTTTCCGAAACTGCGAATGAATCCACTGGCGATCGTGTGGCCTGCGCTGGCGCGCAACACCCCACGCGCAGCGTTCGCCAGGCTCTCGCCTTCTCCGTCATCGGCCCAGCACTCGATCAGCAAGTGCGCAAGGTCGGTAACGCGATTCAGCATCCCACCGGGGCTTATCCGCGTTACGCGGATGAACTTGCTCGGCAGGACGCGATGACCCGTGGCGACGCCAGGCTTTTTCGAGCTGACGTAAACACCACTGAGGCCGGTCTGTGGTAGCCCAGCGGTCAGAGCGCTGACCGCGATGGCTACGGATGGTTTGGCGATAATCAGCTCAGCCATGGAGCCGCTTCACCAACGTGTTGTGCTTGGCGTTGTGCCGGATAGCCTTGAACGTCGTCGGGATGACGGTCGTACGCCAACGGCCTTCTGGGCGCTTCGCACCTTGCCTGCTGCTTGTCTTGAAACCGCCTGTGCCCGAATCAGAATTGGCCGCATCAGCGACACGACTGGCGCGGTTCTCCAGATCTTTGACGACACCGGGCGCGGAACGAGTCTTGTAGTAGCCGCTGATCTTGTGCTTGATGCGAATTCGGCTACTCGCCATCGCCGGCCGTGTCCTTGCGATCTTCGACTAGATGGCTCCAGCTCTCACCATGGAAGATGGCGACCCGCGTCGGTGTGCTCACGACCAGATGGTCGGTTTGCTCTTCCGTCTCCCACTCGCAGCGCTCCTGGTCATCGTTGTTGAACGATTCCGAGGTGCCGTCTTTCAGGTGGACGGTGATCATCAGCCGATCCTCTCTAAATCGACAACCTTGCCCGGTTGCCATAGATGAAAGCCTTTGGTGTAGTCGCGCGGCCAACCCTGAACCTCGAAGGTTTCCCATTCGATTCGGTTCTGCGCCAACGCTTGCAGTAGTCCTGCGCGCCCCGGTCGCACGCCGCGCAGTGAGTTCACGTCGGGTAGATCGATCACGTCAACGGGTCCCGGATCGTCGATCTCGTTACCGTCGATATCGATCAGGACCGGTGGCATGTACATCTCGATTCGCTGCGCTGAGCGGTCCTTCTGGTATTCGGGGTCACCAGCACCACCGGGCGGTGCCCAGCCCTGAACCCAGAACAGCGTGCCGCGCTGATCTTTCGGTGGCGCCCACCGTCGAACCGGCGCGTTCTCTGCGTTGACCGCAGTTGAGTCGTAGCGATGAAGCGCGGCGATCCACGGTGCGGGGATGGCCGAGAAGATCACTCCGGCGTCACGTCCTCGGCGAGCGCGTCAGTCGCGTCGTAGACCGGCGTGATCGTGAATGCGCCACCGGACTTGATGCCGCACAACGCCTTCAGCTCGCGTATCTCGTCACTCTCGAAGCGGCGGCGTCGCGGCTTGGACGTGTCCAGAGACGTTTGGAATGGCCCAGCCATGACACTGCCAACGACACCACTACCGGCCTCAATGGCCCGAATGATGACGTCGATCAGAATGTCCTTGGCCGCGTCCGACTTCTCATCAGGGAACTCGGCCGACTTGATGCAAGGGGCGTACAGGGCCGCACGCGCAATCGTGCCCTTGATGAAGCGCTCAGCCACATCATCCGGCGTACCGGGGAGATGTGCCTGAATATCATCCTTGGAGATTGTCACGGCGGCCACTGCACGCTCCTTACTGACTAGCTGCCCGCGCCGGTGTTCGCGCCGGTGATGCGGACGAAGCGGTTCACGTCGCGCACGGCGAAACCGACTTCGAACTCAACACGGACGGCGAACATGTTGCGCTGCCAGAGGTTCAGCGTCTCGTTGCCGTCGGTCAGCGTTGCTTCGCTGCTGACGTCAACACGCAGACCCTCGACATAGCCCCACATCGCGGTGGACCACTCGCCACCGAAGCCCACGGTGGACGGTGAACCGCCCTTGAAGGCGTGCGGCGTCTTCGACACAGGACGCGCCAGGATCTCGCGATCGACGCGGCCCTGAGCGGTAACCGAGTCGATGAAGATCGGGCGACCCATGCCGTCCTTGGCGCCCAGCGCGGCGATCTCAGCCTGAGAGGTGAGAACCCAGCGCTCGACGTCCGAACCCTCGACCGAGGCGACCGACTCCAGCGCATCGACGTAGCCGTCGTAGACGTTGGTCGCGATCGAAGCGGTCGGAGCGCTGGCCAGGGTGTCGAAGCCGGTACCGGGCGAGGGGTCGAACCCCAGGCAGGTGCGGTCGAACTTCTTGGCCAGAACACGCGGAAGACGGCTGGTCATCGCGTTGTAGAGGCCAGGCAGGTCGCGCTTGAACTGGTTCGAGAACGGGACGATCACGGCGAGCGTGTAGCCCTTGATGTTCTTGGAACTCAGCGAGCCGCGGCTGACCGGCTTCTCTTCAGTCTCATCGACCCACTCAGCCTGTGGGTCGCCCGTGATGATCGGGATAGACATACCGCCGGCGGGTAGGTCGATCTGCGGCACAAGCTGCTGGATGATCGACGCCTGCTGGACGCTCTGCCAGATTTCCTTGGAGACCACCGGGGGCAGAAGCACCCCATTGGTAGTCCGATTGATGTCAATACCAGCCATGGGTATTGCCTCCTTTCAGAACGAAAGTGGTTGCGTTACAACGCCCCGCGCATGGCTGCTTCGAATTGCTCGATAGCGGTCGCGCCTGCGGCACCGCCGCGGCCTAGTGCGGGGTCGGGTGAGGGACGACGCGGCTGACCCGTCTGCTGAGCAGTGACGTATTCGGCCAATCGCGCCTTGGTCTCATCAACCTCGGTGCGAATTTCGTCCTCGGTCGTTCCCTTGATCAGTGGCAGTAGGAATGACGGAAGACCCTCTGCCAGTTGGTATCTCAGAAGCATTGCCTCGGCTTCTGCGCGATCGGCCTCGGCCTTCTCGGCGCGGGCGCGATCGGTGGCAGCCTGATCGAGCACACGCTGATCAGGGGTCTTCGCGTTCTCCTTCTGCTGCTGCTCGCGCTCCCACGCGGCCTTGTAGTCGGCGAAATGCTGATCGTGTTCTTTCGCCTTGGCCGCGTTGGACTTTGCACGCTGTTCGTTCTTGCGTGCCTGTTCCTTCCAGTGGTCGCGCTCACCCTCAAGCGTTGAGAGCTGTTCGTCGTACGACGTTTCCAGCTCATCGATGCTGCCGCCGTCTGCCTCGGCAGAATTGGCGGACTCGGCCGCTCCGGGCATCGAGTTGGGCGTAGGGCTTCCGGTACCTTCGGACATGTGTTGCTTCTCCTGCGTTCCGCATAGAGGGCACCCGTTGCGGGCGATCCACTCGGGTGTGAGTGGAAGACTGAGAGCCCAAAACAGCGGTTACTCAACTGTTTTCGGGCATGAAAAAAGCCCCCAACTGTTAGTTAGGGGCCGAACTCGGTTCTACGAGTTAGATATTGGCGTTCAGCGCGATCGAAGAATCTTCGATGTCTGCAAGATTGGTGGTCGTGAGCGCGCCGTCATCGTTCCACTCACCACGGATCACGTCGAAGGTGTTTCCGGCAGGTGCACCGTACGACAGCTCGCGACGCATCATCAGCGCGGTTCGCGCGTACAACACTTCGTCACCGTCAGCGACGTGCAGCAGGCCGCACGCGTCAGAGTCGTTGGTCCAGAGGCGGCCAACCGGATGTTCAAGTGCATCGTCGGCATATAGATCAACGTATCTACCAGTGCCTTCGCGAGCGCCGGGGTAATCGGGCTGATCATAGAACGCGCCCAGCTCTTCGTTGATGAAGTCGTAGACGTTCGGCGGTAGCCAGCGCGCGGGGATCGGACTAGACAGGTTGATCCACCACCTCCACGATGACGTCGGCCTTGAACGACGATGTTGACTTGCGGACTTCGATCACCTTCAGCGTTTGGTTACGGGGAAGGATAACCTCGCGCTCGCCTGAGTGCTGCGTTACGAAGTTGCCATCCGTGTCGCCACCGACGTAGAGGCCGCGCTGACCCGGCTTCATCTTGTAGAGGATGCGGACCGGGTTATGGAACGCTGGCTCTGTCGTAATCGACGTTGAGAGATACGATTTGGAGACGTAGGTCTCGCCTTCGAGAACCTTCAGCTCTTCCAGAGTCGAGTTGAACCCGAACTTCGCATCGAGGCTGTTCTTGTCGTTGAACTCGGTTGGGTGCGTGCCGCGGCTGAGGATCGTGTACTCCTCAAATGTGTTGTGCCCGTGGAACGCTTTGTCAAATGTCTTGATCTTGTCGGTCGGCTCTTTGTCGGCCCGCACGTGAGCGTTGATCGATGTGTAGCTGCTGCCGGTGTAGATGCGGGTCTGGTCGTACTGCCCAGCGACCCAGTCTGACTTTTCCTGTGGGGTGATCTTGCTGCCGAACGTCTTCCAGTCGTTGGCGTTGTTGACTGCGAAGATGTGCGGGTTCTCTTCCGAACCCAGAGGCTTTGTGTCGTCGGTGATCAAGCCCTTGCCGGTCATGCTCTTGACCAGTTGATCCGGCTGCTCGCGCTCGGGTGTGTACTTCGTGCCCTTCTTGATGACAACCGGCTTCGGTGGCGGTGGCGGCTCCTTGAACGACGTCTTGCCGTCCGCGGCGAGCGCCTTCCAGACCTTCTGCGCCTGGTCTTCGCCAACGACGTCTTGGTACTTGGTGATCCACTTCGACTGGATCGCAGGACCATAGAAGCCCATCAGGTTGGTCATCTGCTCGACGCTCAGGACGCCGATACCGAACTCCTTGTCAAACTCTGGGATCGCATCCGAGAGCTTGATACCCTTCTGCACCGCAAGCGCCTTGACCGGCTGGAAGACTCCAGACGTGCCGAACTTCGCCGTAAAGTCGCTCTGCCACTTGGCAAGTTGTGTCTGTTGGTCGATGGCCAGCGCCGTCGCGGGGGTCGCGGTCGGAGCGGTGATGACCGTTGTGACGCTGTTCTTTTGCTCCCAATACAGCTGGGGCGTCAGGTTCGACAGTTCGGCGAGCTTGGCTGTGTCGCCCTTCTTCTTGGCGATGTACTTGGCCGAAGCGAGCGCCTTGCCGGCCTTCTTCAGATCCTCGGCCGTCGCCATCGGTGTAGCTACAAATTGTGCGCCGACGAACTTCGGTGTCAGATAGTCGGAAATTCCACCCGACGCACCCGCGAGGCCGCTCTTATCGGTCGTGCTGACGACAATGGTCGGCTTCGCAACGCCGAGCACCTTCTGACGTGCTACCGCAGCCTTGCCGTAGTACGCGTTGAGATCGTCAGCGAGACTTGCCTTTCGGGCAACGATCGCGTCGAGAAACGCATCGACATCATTCGTCGGCACCGTTCCGTGAGCCTCGACCAAGAGCTTGCCGCTCTTCGCCGCACTCTCGGCATATGGCCGGAACATGTTGCGGAACTCTTTGTCTGGTATCGCCTGTAGACCAGCGATGTACTGAGCGAGTGGCCCGGTTGATGGATCGATGAGGGAGCCACCGAGCTTGCCTTCGGCGTACTGCCGGTAGAGCGTGTTGTAGATCGGTTCGGGGGTGCCATGCTTGGCGTTGGGGTGGTAGTTCCAATCGAGCTTGTCGCCACCGAAGAACTTGAACGCTTGACCCTTGTCGATGCCGATCAGCTCGCCGGTGCCGGTTCGGATGAACTGGCCAGCGTGGGTGTCGTGATTGCCCATCAGCCAGTCGAGAGCGTGATGCTTCTGAATGGTGAGCATGTCGGCGCTGCTGATCTTGTCGAGCGACACGCCGCCGGGGAACGCGTTCGCGCTGCCGGGGAACATGAACTGAACCGACTGACGCTTGCCGTCAACGGTCATGATGTACGTCGCTGGTGTGGTCAGACCCGACTTCGCTTGCAGCTCAGCCGATGCCGCGTCCAGATTCACAAGGAACTGATCGCTCGGATTCTTCGGACCCTTGACGAGCCACTTCTGACCCTTGGAGTCGGTGTAGACAGTCGCGCCGTGCGTGCCGAGCACCTGGCCGGTGCTGGCGAGCACGTCGGGTGAGTCCGTCAGCTCACCGACGATCGTCTTCGGCTTGGTGGCCGTCGATGCTGTGCCCACCTTGGCCGTCGCAGCGGTTTCCGGCATGGATACCGGCGCTGTGGCCGCCGTGGTGACCTTCGGGGCGACGGCCTGACCCTTTGACGCTGCGTACTCCGCTGGCGTCATCTGGGACAGCTCGTCGTACTTGGTGAGGTCGCCCTTCTTCTTGGCCGCGTGCTTCGCCGCGGCGAGGGCCTTCGAAGCCTTCTTCAGATCGACGTTGACCGTCGCGTTCGCCTTCGCGGCCTTCTCGGCGGCAGCCTTCGCGGCGTCCGCGGCGGCCTTCAGTTGAGCTTGGGTCGCCTTGTACTGATCCTCGGCCTTGAGCCACAACGTGACGGCCTTCTTCTTGGCGACGTACTTCGCCTGAGCTGCGGCCTTGGACTGCTTCTTGTTGAAGTCCTTCTCGGCGGCCAGCCACGCGGGTAGGTCGGCCTTGAACTTCGCCTCGGCGTCGAGCCATGCCTGGGTATCGGCGGCCGCCTGCTTCTTCTTGGCCATGTACTTGGCCTGCGCGGCCGCCTTGGCCTTCTTCTTGGTGAACACCTTCTCGGCGTCCAGCCATGCGGCGACAGCCTCGTTGTGCTTCTTCTCAGCACTGAGCCATGCGTGTACCTTGACCGCTTTGGTGTCGCTGGCCTTGGTAGACATCTCTACCAGTGTTGAGCCCGAATTCGACGCGGCCTCTGCGTTGGCCCTCATTTTCGACAGGACCGCGTTCAGCGTGGGCTTGACGTTCTCGGCGTCGAGCTGACGTACTATCATCACGTACTCGTCGTCCCAGTCCTGGTAGTACCCCGGACGCTGAAAGTGCAGCTTTCCGCGACTCACCGCGGGGACGCAGTGGCAGTTATCGTGGCCAGCCTGTGCAGATCTCGCGCTGCGGTACACCGCGCCGCGCGTGGCCATCAGACGGCAGAATTCGCACGCCCCCGGCGACGCCAGGCGCGCGTATTTGACCTGCTCGGCGTCGGCGTTGGTCAAGATCGTCTCTCGCGCACCGTCGAAGACCATGCGCTGCGCCGAGCCAACGAGTCGATTCAGTGGATGAGCCTGGCCGGCAGCCCGAAACGCCCATTCGATCGAATTCAACATCCGCGCGGGTGGTACCGCATCGATCGCGGCGACGGCGGTCGGCTTGTATGGCTCTTCTGGTGCCAGCTCGCCGTACCACTGGTTCGCCACATCGGACGCGGCCTCAATGTAGGGCTGAACAACCTCGGGGAAGACGGCCTTGAAAGCATCCAGCAGCTCTTGGCCGGTCGCGCCGTCGCCTTCCAGCTTCTTGTACAGTGCCACAAGGTCTTTCGTTGACATTGTTGAGAGGTCACCCAAGACGCTCTTCAGAGCGTTGGCGTGCTCAACCAGACTGGGCAACGGATGGCGCTCGACGATCGGCTAGGGACGCCACCTGACCGTCCTGGCGCGCGTTATCGACGCCCTGGCGTATCGATGAGACGAGGTTGGTGACCGTCGTCTTCTTGTCATCGATCTCAAGTTGGCGCTGATCGGCGCGACTGATGCCCAGCTTGTCGCGAGTAACGCGCGACGTCGGCGTGAAGACACCCTTGTCGATCAGCTTCACCACCGCATCGGTCATCGCGGCGAATGTCGGCGTCGAGGCGTCGCGCCACTGCGGACGAACCTTGCGGATCTCGCCGGGAAGCTGGTCGACCGTCTTGCCTTCACGAACCATGACCGCCAGGCGGCCGACTTCAGTCCAGCCGCGGCCGAATGTCTTCTGACGCTGCTCGGCTCGCTTGACGTGGCGAGCTTCCATGGATCGAATCGCGTCAGCCGATGGCGGATTGTCCGTCTCGAAGCCCAGATAATTCGCAGGAACAGCGATCTCAGATGACATGAGTTGGCTGAGCGTTCGCATCTGGCCGAAGAAGGAATCCAGCGACGCGCCTTTGAACTCCCTGATGTCAGGAATCTCGCCGTACTCGTCGCGCTCCAGGGCGATCATGCGGCCGATGTAGGACTTCCACGCCGGTAGCGGCTTGCCGTCTTCACCAATGAAGAAGGACTCCTTCGCACCGAGCACCGCGCGCTGTGGCGCGGCCAGGTACTCGCGCGCTACTTCGGTGTTGGCGAGCGTCCGCATTCCCGACTGAGTAAGTGACACAACCGTTTCGGTGATCTCAGAGTGACCACAACGACCGCGCGCACCCGTCCGGGGGCGATTGATCATCTGCGCGACGAGCACGCGGTTCAGGTTGTGGGGATCCCGGTGAGTCACCTTCATGTTGTCGGCACCAGCAGAGCCGACCTCAGATGGCGAGCACTCTAGCCAGATCGTCTCGTTGGGTAAGAACAGTCGCCCGCCGACCAGCCGGTCATCCTTGTCGATGATCTGGAGGTATCCAGACGTCGCGCGCCGGGTGCGAGGGTCGTAGATCACCGTCATGTTGCGTGGCGACTCGACGGTGACCAAAACGTCTGGCTCGTCGTCCATTCCAGACGAGACCGCGGCAAAAGACGTGCCGTACATCAGCCCATCGGTGTGGTTGATGTCGGACTCGACGTCGAGATCGTTCTCGAAGTAGACATCCATCAGCCCCAGCGGATCGTCGTCTTCCCCGTCGCCTTCGTACGACCAGCCTTCGAAGTTCAGTCGCTCGATGAGGCTGTCAACGGTGATGCCGGGCCAGCCAACGCAGCACAGCATGGTCGAAAGCGACGGGGGGATGGCGATCTTGAGATCGTCCATTTTCCGTTTGGCTTCGTAATACTGCTCTTTGATGATGTTTTCGGGCTGGTACTTCTGAAGCTGATTAGTCAAGTCCTGCAAGACGTCTAGCTCATCCGACGACAGAGATAGTGTCGGTAGTGCAATCGCGACGGTCATCCGAGCACCACCATCCTTCCTCTGCTTGATGAGTTGATGCGTACGCCGATGCCCTGGGCGTAGCAGTCGAGTCGCCCCTTGTAGGCCATGACCGCCGCGTATGCGGCGTCAATCTTGTTGGGGGACTCTGGATATGCCTTGTGAATCAGGTATCCGCGTGAAGCTGGCCGCTTTCGCGCGTTGAGAATGTGCTGAGTGAGTGCTATGTCTCCGTCATGGCTGATCGTGACCACCGGATCGTCGGCGTCAGTGTCCTGACCGGAGGTGGCGACCGCGTGCCGGAACATCTCGACGTGTTCAACGACGTTGATGCCCTTGCCTTTCGGCCAGGCCATCATCGGATTCTTTACGGAAGCCTTGACCTTCAATCGGCGGCCGAAATCCTTCTCCCAGGCCACAACCTGCTCGGTCCAGCCGGTCGGATCGGCGTTGAACGCGATCACTCGGTAGTCTTCGAACGCCTTGCGCACCGCGGCGTCTACTTCGTGAACTGGCGGTGCCCAGTCCTTGTCCGTTTTCTCAGCTTCCCAGATGCCGAGCTTGAACAGTCGGCCGTCATGGATTCGGCAGCCGATCAGCGCCGTTGCGTCGGCCTTGCCGCGCTGTCGGCCGCGTGACCCATCGAATCCGATGGCGATGAAGTCGCCCGGCTTGATGGGGTGATCGTCCGGCTTTTCTTCTGTGCCAACACGAATGCGACTCCACTCGATCTGGCTGATCCATTGATCAGAAGCGTGAGTGATCTGGTTGAGGTAGTACCGGCGCGCGTCCTGCGGGTCGGTGTCGTCATCCCAGTACTCGGCGATGATGCGATCGAGGTTGACCCAACCGCCGTTGTCGTCGGCTGATTCTCCGTATGCGATGCCCAGACCAGCGCGCAGTGAGTCGTAGTCACTCGGGTCGGTCTCTGGTGGCGCTTCGCGATGGTCGAAATACAGGCCGCCGCGAACCTTGCCCTCGCCTTGCGGTCGTTCCGCGCGAATCAACTGACCCTGGTACGTCTTCCATGAACCTTCGGCCACGGTGTTGTCACCCGGTAGGAACGCGTTCGGCGTCTCGACAGAGCAGCCGTTGACCTTGCCGAGGTTCCGGCGAATGGTCCGCGCGAGCTTCCAGCCGCCGTTGGTCTCGGTCCAGCTCTCGGTCTGGTCCATCGCCGTGAATACCGGCCGGAAACCTTCGCGGCTGGTGCCGGCCGACGTGACGGCCTCGATGCGGCCGCGCGGAACGGTAATGAACGTCTCCATCGGCTCGATGTCGTAGTCATCGAGCAGTTGGTCACTGCTGCGAACCATGTCGAGGCATGGCTCCCAGGTGTTGGCCGTCTGGTCTTCGGAGACGGCGACGATCTGCACCTTGGGTTTGATTCCGAGATCGATCCAGGGGCGGCCGACCGGCTGCCCGTCGGCGTCCCAGCCGTCCATGACGACATCACCGATCGCTTCAACGATGCAAAGCGCCGCGACGAGCGGCGACTTGCCCCAACCTTTCGGACGCGAGAGCACCGCGCGACGAATCAGCCTGCCGTTGTTCATAGCTCGCCCGATGACGGCCGTACCGGGGCGGAATGTCGGGTCTACTTCGTAGAGCCGAGCGACGAAATGTGCTTGCTCCGGGGTGAATACGAGCGGATCACCGACGCTGGGGCCATCGACGACCTGTAGGTACTCGGTGATCCAGTCGAGCACGGCCCAGCCGAGCGTCGGACGCTCACCCGGAACCGTTGGCTTCCAGGGCAACTAAGCGCCTAGCGGACCGTACCGACCCTTGGAGCCACCACCCGGCTTCTCGCTCGGCTGGCTCTGCTTCTTGTCGGCCTCGTTGGCGGCTGCGAACTGAATGCGCAACCGAGCGCGATCTTCCGGCGTCGCACCGAACTTCGCGACACGGAGCCGCAGCTCCGCGGCGACCTTGTGATCGCCAGACCAATAGCGGGCGTGCAGAACGGCGGTGTCCAGCAGCTCGGACCAATCGGTGGACGTGAACTCTGCCGAGAGCGGCGAGTCTTTCCACATCTGCCACCACTCACGAGTCCGCGGCGGCCACTTGAACTTCTGCGTTACGACATTGCCGTCAACGGTGACTTCGAGGTCGAATTCAGGCAACGGCGGTTGCTCAACGGGTGTCGCTGTGATGATTCGGAGCACTGAATCACGCTTCTTTGCTGCACCATGCCCAGCCAGGCGGCTTGAGTCCTTGGGAGGCGGTCCTATTCCAGCCATGATTGCTCCGATCTAGTTAGCTGCACCGTTGCGGGCAGTAGCGGACGTTGCGTCCTGGGTGACGATTCGGGCTTGTCGCAGCTCAGGGGCTCGACCAGCGCGACCGTTTCGACGTGGTGAAACACTCAGTGAAACAGTCATTTCCGCAGCTCAAAGGCCATTTCGGCCCGATCGGAAAACCCCAGAGGTAGGCGGAGTCCTAGCGCCTATGCCAACCGGGGACCTTGGGTACCCCCAGGGGGTTGCCTCCCCATCCCTGTTTGCTGGTCAGCGACCGCGACCAGGGTGTGGCTCGGACTCCCGCCATCGATTGCGCGACCTACCTCGGGCTGCCTGCTTTGCCGTCTTCTGCTTGTGGCACCAACGGCAAGCGCATTGCAGCTCATCGACGGTCAACGTGCGGCGTCGATCGACACCACGCTCAGCCACGCCTTCTATGTGGTCCAGCTCTTCGTAGTCGCCCGTGCAGCCGTCGTAGCGCAACTGACACTGATCGCCGTCTCTGATGCGTACAGCGCGTCTCACAGACGCAGGTACGTCGGTTCCTGTGCCGCGGCCGTCACCCGACCACACCACCGGTCAGCTCTCTTCGGTTGATGTGTCGTTGATGTCGAGGGTCAATGGCTCTATGACAGTGACGTCGTTGATCACTGCGTCGTCAATCTCCAAGTCCGACACGAGAAGCGTGAGCGTGAGTGTGTTGAGTGTGCAGGTGTCCGTACTCCCGCGATGCACGGTCACCCCGTCCTCTGCGATGACACCCGGCACGCGTACCCCATCGATCAGCACCTCATGATCTGCGGTGATGTACACGCGCTGCTCACCTGCGACGTCCCAATCCGTAGAGCCACCACGATCTGATGGGTAAGGATCAGCGATGTACATGCGGTCTCCTGAGCGCCAGCTCGACGTGGTGATGAGTCCATGTGTCGCGCGTACCCACCTGCCACCCTCGGCGAGGGGTGACCACTATCTGTCCGTCTATGACCCTCGGCCCTCGGGGCACCCCGTCTGGGTGCTCATCGATAACCGTTGGCGTATCAGCATGATTCACCAGACTTGGCCAGGTGTAGCCGATGGAGTGGCCCCTATGCCTGGCCCAGTGCCCTATCGCTTCATCCTGCGCCAGAAACACCGCCGGCGGTTGGCGCAGGTGTTCCAGCATCTCGGGTATCAGCTCGGTACGCATCGCGATACCGACCGCGTGAAGCAGCACTTCGGAGACGAACCAACATGGTGCATAGTCTTTTTCGGGTGGGTACGCCTTGGCGAACTTGCGTAGCTCGGTCTGCGCGAACTCTGGTCTACCCTTGCCCAGATACAGCGAAACGACCGACGTTGGCGCGACCGTCAATGCCGATTCCAGCTGCTGCCGAAATCCTTCGACAGGTTGCGCGTCGTCTTCGAGTACGACCGACCAGTCAGAGTCGCCAATGGTGAGCATCTGCCACACGCGCTGATGGTTGGCCTCGCAGCCAAGTGAGCCATCGTCAATGGCAACCGTTGATGCGTTGACCTGCTCAGCGAGTGCTTGCGTTTCCTCCACACGATCAACGTGACCGACGATTCCGATGTTGATATTCATCGCCGGGTCGCCACAACCATGTTGAAGTAGAACGACATTGACTCAACCGGCACGCCCCACGCGTACTTGGCGGGGAACAGATCGAGGTCTGTGCGTCCCTTGAAGTTGACCTCATCGGTGAGCCGCTGAAAGAACTGCATCATCGTGAAGTCACCGCCGCGTCGGCGTGCTTCTGGATTCTCGTTGGCTTCCATCGAACCGTAGTAGTGCTCGTGGTAGGACGCGTGAGTGTCCTCGATGAAGTACAGGCCACCCGACTTGAGGTGTCTGAACAGCAGCTCGAATGACCGAATGGTCTTCGATGACAGATGGCTCGCATCGTCGATGATGACATCGAAGGGGCCATAGATGGCGGCCAGGCGATCGATCATCTCCTGATCATCTTGCGAGCCTTGCCATAGCTTGATGCGGTCTTCGTCGCCTTCTGGCTGAAAGTTCTTGTCTTCCAGCTCTACAACGATGATCTGAGATTCGGGGTGGCCGAAGTATTCGGCCCGGGTGCGGGCACTGTTGCCACCAGCGTTTGGGTCTTCATGGCCACCCCACCCCAGCCCTAGGAGGGTGATCGGCTTGTTGCGCAACGGCTTCAGCAGAGGTTCGTAGATCGCTGTGTAGTTGTGATGCAGCGATGACTTGTCCGTGTCGTGCTTCTGCGCGATGGCGTCAAGGTTCAGTGTCATTTGTGCTTCCAGACGCTCCAGTCGTTGCGTTCGTTGGCCTTGAACGTCGTCAGCCAGCGACTACCCCATACGATCCTGTCGCGCCACTTGGGCGACCGCGCAACGTAGTTGAACGCGGCCATGTCACCCTTCACTGCGCCAGGTCCGACGCGAAAGATCTCGCGCACCATGTCGGAGCTGAACTCGAGAACCGTCGCGTGATCGCCGCCGACCACGCCAGCGTTGAGTAGTTGAAGATCGCCGTTCTCTGTTATCCACTGCTGATACGGCGGATGGTTCTGCCGCATCCATGGAATGTCCAGAACCGTTGGCTCGTAACCGACATACAGCGTGCCCGGCTTCATGATCAGCCATGGTTGGCTCAGCATCTCGACGTCAGTTCCGTCAGTGACCCATACCCATGCGCTCTCATGCTCGCGCAGGTGGTGATAGGTGACGATCCAGCGTTGGAGATACGGATTCAGGCCGTGCTCAACGCTCGCAAACTCACCGCCATCGCTTTCACACGGCGCATCAGTCAGAATGACGGACTTGGCACCCTTGATCGACTTGCGCCAGGCTGCGAAGTCATTCGTCGTCAGCTTCGCCGCATTCTTGCGCTGCGGGTCAACCACTCTCGTCAACATGGTGGTGATGACCTCGTTGCCGAGCTGTCGGTAGGGCACGAAACCGACTGTGCTCTCGCGCATCCCGTCAAGGATCTCGTCGTTGCGTGCGATCTGCGCACTTCGTTCGCGATCGCTGACGCTTCGTTTGAACTCAGGATGCTTGTACCAGTGCTCATCGATCGAGTAGATGTACTGATACGACCAGGCGACGTCCTGGAAAGCATTGGTGGTCAGGCCGCTGTTGTTGATCCGAATGCTGTACTCGACGTGCTCATGGCCCCACACGCCGAAGACTGTTCGCATCCCACCGCACCGCTCGATCACGCTGCGGTTCATGTAGAGCAGACAGCCCATCGGGTGATCGAACGCCTTGGTTCGACTGTCCTCGTAGATGGTGGCCGGCGTGCCGACTGGCTTGCCGTTCGCGTCCAGCGTCTTGAAGAGATAGCAGAGATGCGGCTCGGGATGGTCGATGTACTGATCGACCCAGCCTTGGGTGATCGGGTAGCAGTCGTCATCGAGTAGGAACAGCTCGGTACAACCGGCGTCCATCAGCAGCTCGATGCACTTGTTCTTGGCTGCGGCGACGCCCGCGCGTTCGCTGAATCGGTAGGTCGCCTCGGGTGCTGGTGGTGTTGAGGCGTCGTCTACGACAACCACCAGTGCGTCAGGCGTGAACTGTCGAATATGTTCGAGCGTCGTCTTGAGAACGTCGGGGCGATTGCGTGTCGTGATGGCTACACCAACCCGCGGCCGTTCCGATCTGTACGACGGAATGAACTCGACCCCATCTATCAGCACTGATGCAGCCAAAATCGCCTCCCGCAGGGGCCTGGACCTGATTTTGAGATGGATCTGTCAGTAGCCCAGTGTACGACGTGTCTAGTACCACTGGTTTATTGAAGACGTTAACGGCGCGCCTCGGTTGAGCCACAGACGAACGAAGGCCCCCCGTTTGCACGGAGGGCCTTCGCCATCACAACAACTGCACCAGCGGAAGAGGTGCAGTGTCAAGTGTAGTTCAGTCCTGTCGCCGCTGACGCTTTGCCAGCAGCCGGTTGACCTCTCCGACGTTGTAGAGCTTCGTACCGTCGTGCGCTTCTGAGCTGGTGATATAGCCGCGGTGGTTCCACTTCTGCACGGTCCCTGGTTCGACATCGGCGATCTCGGCCATCTCATTGGCGGTCAACCACTGATCAGGGTCGTAGGGCATGGTGCTCGGCTGAGTCCAGTACACGTGCTCGTTGATGCGCTCCTGATGGAACCTGGCCAGCGCTGCTGCCGGATCGCTAATGTCGCCGGCGACGATGCGCGTCAGCAGGTCTATCGCTGTGATGGCTATGCGCTTGTTGCGAGCCTCGCGCGACTCCCGGTAGACGTGAACATGAGTGGTCGTCATGTGACTGATCTTTCGAGCGCCGCGATGAAGTCTTCCATCGGCATGCCGGTGGTAGCGCGCGCAAGATCCAGAAGCCACAGACGTTCGGCGGCCAGCCAGGCGTTCACGTCACCCTTCCACTGCGCCTCTGCAAGTAGCCATTTCAGCATCTCGTGCTCCTCTCGCTCGGACAGAACCATCTTCGCCAGCCAGCGGTACTCGGTCTCGGTCCATGTGCCGTTCTGATTCGGGCCGCCGTTGCACGCCAGGCATCTGATGACCTCGGGGGTGATGTCCTCCTGATCGTCCGAACTCACCCGGCCGCGCTTGTCCTGAACTTCTTTCACCAAAGCCAGCTCGCCGCACGACGGGCAGGGCAAGTGCTGACGCTCGCGGTACAGCGTCTCGCCAAGGTGCCGGCGGATGCGATAAGCCAGATCGAGCAGCTTCAGGCAGATCATCACGCCCTCGGAACTGCTTGCCAGCACACCGATGTCATGCGTGACGACATCGACAGCCTTGAGCACGATCGCGAAGTCGTAGCGGTCGGCGGTCGACCGGCCAAGCGCCGGGTAGCCGCGACGATGCTCGCGCTCAATAGACTTCAGAACGCCGCGGGTGGCCTCGTCGCAGATGAGTACGATCTCGCCCATCAGCTCGGCGGTATCGACGTTGATCAGCACCTTGGAACCAGGCTTGGGCCGACGACTGACCTCTTCTTGCGCACCGCGCGAACGCTTCTCGCCGATGGTCAGCTTGAGCTTGCACCACTCGTTTGGCAGTCGGCGCATGATCTTTCGCACGCGGACCATGCAGGGTTCGCAAAGGTGATGGTCGTGCATGAGCTGCGCCGGTCGCCTCTGGCCACCGACCACCTCGTACCCGTCGCACAAGCGGCCAGCCTTGCATCGTCTGATCTCGGTCACTTCAGCACCTCCAGGCTCAGCAGGTCTTTCACCTTGACCAATGGACGCTGACAGGTGACGCACTTGATGATGAAACCTTCTCTGTCATAGAGCTTCTGATTGCCTTTGGCGACCAAAGTGACGTGTGCGCGCCAGGCCATCGCGCACCGATGGCAGAGCAGTCGCGAGACGCCTCCGCTCTGCGTCAGACCAGCCTCGTTGCAATGGTCGATCGCGTGTATCTCAGTGCTGTACAGAGCATTTCGATCGCATTCACCTTTGTGTCCAACCTCCGAGGTACCGCACGTTCTGCACTCGCACCGCATCGGTTCGGGTGTGAAGTCGAGCTGCTGCAACACCTCTTGATCCGTGGTCATCGTCAGAAGCAGTCCCCAGCGTGAACGAGATAGCACTTCTCGCAAGGCTTCTCTTCGGCCACCGGCACGAACTTGACGCGCTTCACCTCATCGTCGCCAGTGGGATCGAATGACGTCGAATCCGTATAGCAGCCTTCGTGGCAGAGATCGCCGTCATCGTCGAACATCACACCTTCGCCAACGCTGATCATCTCGCCGCACTCGAAGCAGTGACCTTCGTACTTCGCCTGAAACGGTCTACCGGCCATCGATCAGCTCCGCGCATTCCAGATGCACCGGTTCTTCGTCGTGGCTGCGGTACGTCACCCGAGCATCCCGCGGGTACGTCTTGCCACAGAGATGGCACCAGCCAGGCTCTTGCGCCCCGAACGTCACGCCGATCATGAGGCGACCACCTGTGAGCAGAGCGCCGCACCAAGGACGAAGCCGATGAGTACACCGAAGATCAGCCCGAGGATGAGTGCTTGCAGTATCGGATCAGGTTCCATCACGCCACCACCTGCGTAGGCGTCACGAAGACCGAAACACCCGGCGTCTCACCGATCTCAGCGATGCGCTTCCGGCCGCGCAGATCGATGACTGTCGAGTCGTCATCGAAAACGACGTGAGTCAGTGCGTCCAGAACTGCGCGCTCCAGTTTGTCCAGGTCTGGCCGCTTGATGGCTGGCTTGGTGTACGTCTTCGGTGACGACGCTGGACGCGGCACGATGAAAGTCAGCTCGACAGCTAATCCAGTCGCGGTGTAGATCGAGCGACCAGCCATGGCCTGTTGCGCGAACACTGCGACGTCTGATCGCCACGATCCAAGTTCCTTCGAACTTTCGATCATGCGGCCGTGGCCGACGTGCTTCTTCGAACCCTGCGGGGCGGGCTTCCCCGGCACGAAGAACGAGACGAACGGTGGTGGTGAGGAATCGCTCACCGGTTGCTTCATCGCTTCTGGCATCCCAGGACCTCCTCTGACGGTCGATCTGACGTCTGGCGCTCAATCACCCATTGGTTCATGTTCATAGCTTCAGTGGTTGATTCAGAGGCCAAAGACAAGCGACCCACGTCCAACGCGGAGCGCTCCAAAACGGCGGGTGTGTTTCTCTTCGACTGTTTCAGCCCAAGTCTGAAACCCGGTTCCAGGGCGAGTGTTTCGCGACCTGTATTCAAGAACCCTTTAGGGTTCTTGAAACAGTCGCAACTCGCAACCGTTTCTGACTGTTTCATTTTGACTGTTTCACTCGCTGAAACACTGAAACAGTCGTTGCGAATCTGCTGCTCGGTCATAGCGGCTTCGCCGATGGGTTCAGGGATAGGATTCGCGCATTTCGGGCACCCTCTCCGACGTAGATGACCGACTCATCGATGGCGGTCTGAATGACCCTCCGGGCGGCATGGAAACTCATGCCCGTCTCGGTCAGTTTGGTCGTCAACTGGCGCGTCCCAAGCCCGCCGATGTAGTCAGGATCGGACAAGATCTGCACGATCGCCGGTAGCCCGTCGCGCGCTTTCGTGGCAGCCCGGCCACCCTCCAGCAAGACGAGCCCGCCCGTCTCGGGCTGGTACTCCAGCAAACCTTCAGCGACCGCCACATCTCGCCCGTGCGCGGAGAAGAAGCGCTTGCCCCCATCGGCTGCGGGGTCCTCCCCTTCCTCGACCTGCTCGCGCACGATCTTCCAGAGAACGTCGGGCCAGTCCAGTAGGCGTGAGTCCCCGCGGCTGCGCTCGGCGCTATGTCCCATGTGATGCACCACGATCGACTCCGACGCGTCGGCCTCGGCCACGAACGCATCCCAGGCGACCAGGTACTTACCGGCGTCCTTGTCCTCGGACAGGTTCAGCGCGTCCAGACATGGCCGTAAGCAGTCCAGAATGATGAAGTCGCTGCCGCGCACCTTCTCGGCCCACTGGGCGCGCGTGGTGGCGTCCAGAATGTTGAACGTCGCGAGGTGCCCCTTCATCGGGAGCACCTGAACCCGGTCAGTGTCCTGAATCCCCTGCGCACGTAGCCATCTGCGGAACATGCGCTCATCGAGTTCGGTATCGATCACCGTCACGCGCTCGACCTGCGACGTCGGGAACCGGCCCAGGAATGACACACCATCGGCCAGCGAGCGCAGCAGGTTGGCCATCATCGTTGTCTTGCCGGCCTTGTACTGGGCCGCCAGCAGCGCTCGGCCGCCGATGGGCAGCAGCTCGCCTATCCGGTAGACCGCATCCTCATCGGGAATGCTCAAGAAGTCGGTCAGCGATACCGGCTCGGGTGCGATCTGGCCCAGCTCGTGAGCCTGCTGGGCCGCGTAGAGCGCCCGGCCTTCGTCTGACACGCGAAGCTCATAAGCGGCGCGCACAACGCGCGTACGGTGCAGCGCCAGGTGATCCGCGTCGGCCTGGTCGTCGCTGTCGAACTCGTTCGTGTCATCGTCGGGCTCGGTGTGCTGCGTCGGCAGCTCGTTGGGATCGATCGTGAACGCGGGCGGGATTTCGTCGCGCTCGGGCACCACGCGCGCCCCCACCTTGTGGTCGCTGCCGCGGAACGCCGATCTGATCGTCGGCATGATCTCGGATTCATCCAGCCCGATACCGCGGGCGGTGCTGATCAGCTCGTTGATGACGGTCTGCTCGTCGAGTTCACCGCGGCGCACCAGACCGGCGAGGTTGAACGTGCTGGTGTTGAGCTGCTGATTCCGCGAACCCTCGGGAGTGTTGGCAAGAATGGTCAGCTCGTCATCGAGAGCGACCCGGCCGTAACGGCTTTCGCCCGGCAGCTCAGCGCCGGGTGGTAAACGTCTAGGTGGTGGAGCGGGATTGGGCTTCGGGGTGTTCAGATGCCCCGCGCGACGCAAGCGCTCCTTGAATGAGATGACGTTATCGCCAGCGTCTTCCGGTTCGGCTGCATCGTCAGGTGTGTCGTCGTTGTTCTCGTCGCTCATCGTCGTCACGGTTTACGCTGGCCATAGCTCGCCGGACTGCGAGCCGACAGCGGCCCAGCGCTGAGCGACCTTCTCGGGCACCGAGATTGCCACCCATTCGCCTTCGGCATTAGCGAACTCTTCGCGCGTCAGCTCAAGTAGTTCTTCACCGGCGATAACGCGATCTATCAGCGACTTCGGCCCGCAGATCTGATGTTGGGGTATGTCGGTCGTCGTCACGAAGCATTCCCTTCGGCAGTGTTGCGACTGCTCTCATTGTGGGCCACGTCGGCGCACTGACCCCCGCGCGTGCGCCGACGTGCAGTCAGCTCGTCAACTTCACGCTGATGGCCTGAAACTCCTTGGCATCACCCGTGAATTCGTATCCGCCACATACCTTGCTCACCACACTCCAGCGGGTATCGCGGTTGCCTCCGAGCTGATACGCCTTCGCGAGCAGATCTTCGATCTCGCCTAGCGTCTGTGCCTTGCCCGTTTCGATCGTGGTTTCGGTCATCATCACGGCACGCCAGCAGCGGCACGGAAGACGTTGTACATCTTGCGGAAGCCCAGACGCTCCAGTTGACCGTCACTGACCTCGGGGTCACTGATGGCCTCGATAGTCCGCTTCAGCGCCTTCAGCCCATCCACGTCAATGCGAATCGGCGGGCTGACCTCGCGTGAGTTGGGGTTGCGATCCTCGGCCCATGCGTGATCACTGACTTGACCCCAGCCGTCATGCGCTCTGACGGCTCGTTTCATCTCGTCGTACGAGATGGTCTCACCATGCCGGATCTTCTGAGTCAGCATGTCGCGCAATGCCTTCAGATGTGGCAGATCCTCTGCAAACCAGCGTTCGCGGCGCTTCTGCTGCCACTCCTTGACCTCGTTGGCGTACCGAATCTTGTCGGCCTCGTACTTGGCGATCGCTTCATCGGCGGCCGCGATGATGGCCTCTCGCTTCATCTTCACAGGAGACCTCGCAACTTCATCTCATCGCGGGAAGGCGGATTCGGGCCGATCAATATCCCACCGACGCTGACACCACCACCTGCACCACCCGCACCGGGTACGCCAGTAGTTGATCTCGCGCTCATCACTTCTACCGTGTGCCACTGATCCTGCCCGATCCAATTCATCAGGTCGGCCCAACGTCTCGGGTTCTGTGGGTAGTTTGAACTCGGGTGTTGGGTGAGCGTCCACTGGTCGCCGTTTCGAATGGCGGCGTAGGTCAAACTCTGTCCGTCGCGTTCGCGAATCTTCTTGAATCGCACTACCGTAAATGTCCCGAACGGCTCTTTCGGCATCTCCGGCAGCTTCGCGAGCAGACTCTCGTAGCGCCTGACCTTCTGGCGCAGCGAGTCCAGCTTGTCGAGCACTTCTTCACGTGTCTTCATGACACTCCTTTCGGTTGGTGTAAGTCACAGGGTGGACAGTGCATGGCGCGAATGTTGTTGCTCTCGAACCCCTTTCCGCATCGGTCGCAGATCCGGTGCTGTAGCTTCGGGTGATTGGTCAGCGTGTGTATCTGGCGACGAACGCGCGAAGCGCGGCGATGACGATGATCACGATTGCGGCGAGCCACGTCATTCGCACCCCCTCGCGCCGAACTCCCGCCACGGCACGAAGCGCTCCACCAGCGTCTTGGGGTCTGGACACCAGAAGCCCCACTCGCGCATTCGTCGCCCGGTGACTATCAGGGTCCAGACCGGAATATCCTGCGGGCTGGCGCTTCTCGCCCATGAATCATCCTCGTAACGATCTTGGACCATCGTCACATCGAGCCGGACAATATGCCGGTGCACCGCTGGCCGGTAGGCGAATGACCATCTCTCACGGACGATTACGCCGAGATCAATCTCTTCGAAGTAACGTCCCTTGAGCACCCAGGAGAAGAATGGCCATGGGTGATCGTGCATCGCGCGGTCGTCGTCGCTGCGTAAGAACTGGTGAACATAGATGTTCACCCAACGATTGCGCGGGATGACGTACCAGCGTCGAAGATACGGTGAGCCTTCGTTATTGGTGATCACCTGATGCGGCTCGCCGGTCAGCAGCTTTCGTAGCCATCGCTCATTGTTCGGCGGGGACAACGCTCACCCCCTCTGGCTGAGACACGACCTCGACACCTACGAAGACGACGTGATCCGTCGTATCGACGTGAATGTCAACCCACTCGTCACGCTCCTCCTCGGTGGCGAACCCATAGGTTCTCTCCGTCTTGCACTCCTGACACATCGCAGCGAACGTCACCGTCGGTCGTCCCAGGATGCTCAGAACAATCCCCTTGATCATTTGTGTATCAATGCCTTTCGCTAGCTTGCGCGATGGTCACGGTGCACTCGGGGATCTTCCGATTGGTGTGCACCTCGACTGTCGTTGTGATGTTGTGGCCGGTATCTGCTCCGTGTCCATCGACCCACTGGTCACGCTGCTCGCGTGTCTCGCACGGCCAGCGGAAGTCGCAGTTGTGGCAGATGGCGACGAACAGCACCACCACCGGACCGGGGAAGCTGTAGATGATCCGGGTGTCAGCCATCTGCGATCTTCTTCGTCGCCAACCGATCGATGGCGATCACCAGCAGACTGATGAACTCGAATAGCTCCTTCTCATCCATCTCTTGGCTCTGCATGGTCAGTCGAGTCGCCATCATGCCGAGCGCTGTTGCACGATCGGGATGCACGTTGTCGATGTCGTCGATGTGCGCCTCGATCATCTCGTCCAGCTCATCGTTGATCGTTGCGTGCCACTGATCGACGCTGGCGCGAACGTCTGCCGGAACGGTCACTTGACTGCCTCCTTCGCTTGTTGCGCAAGACGATCCACCGCGACCACGAAGAGATCGATCAGATCGCTTTCCTTCAGGCCTGCCGACTTGTAGGTGGCGTTCAGAAGGGTCGACGTGAAGCGGCAACCCAGCTCGCGATGCTCTTCGTCTGCGATCAGCTTGTGGTCCTCGACCATCTGATCGATACCCTTCGAGATCTCGCTGTACCAGACCACAGCCTCGGCGCTAGCGTCTGGGCTAAACGGTGAATTGCTCATGACCACAACGCCTTCGGGTCGAAGCCGAGCGCCGCGATCGTCTCCGCGTAGATCGACGTGATGACGGGTGGGTTGGGCTGCTCACCGAACGCGAATGCGCTTGGCCCACCACTTGAGAGTCCTCTTCTGCACCATGGTTTCTTTCCAATCTTGTTGCGCTAGTTGTTGTTTATAGGTCTAGTGGTTGATATCGAGAGCTGACTTAACGCAAGTAGCCCGGCTCGTCAGGTAACACGGTGTCGTCAGTCACGGGATACGTCTCGCGCGACTGCTCGGACTGACCGACGAAGTACCCACCCCAGCAGGTCACGTAGTAGCGACCCGAGCAGGTCATGGGGACCTGATGCGCTGGCGTCCAGATGACGCGCAGACGCGTCCACTGAGCACCACGCCTCGGTTGATCACACAGCGTGCGACGCTGGGGACCGAGGAATCCCCAGAGCACTGTTTCGCATCCGGGTTCAGCGCTCGCGGTCGGTGCTGGCATCGGTAGCGCGAGCGCTGACGCGACAGCGATGACCGCAGCGATCATCTTGCCCCTCATGACTGCTTGACCTTCTTGCCTGAGTCGATCTTGGTCACGCCAGCAGCGAGATTGCCGACAGTCATGCGCGCGAAGATGTTTTTGCGCGTGGTCGCTACCGCCACAGGGTCGTTCATGAGCGACGCGACCATCGCATGAGCTAGCTCAAGCTGACGCTCTTCGGTCGGACCGTCAGGATCACCGTCGATCGCATTCGCCATCAACGACATCGCGCCGCTCGCGAATCCGTCGAGCCAGATCTCAAGAAGAACCTCGTCGCTGATCTCCTTGATAGAGACGTGGACGTGATCCGTGCATTCGTTCTGTCTGTTCATTTCGTCCCTCTTCCGCTGGGATTGTTGTGATGTGCCGAAGCTCGGCTAGTAGAGCACTCTACTACATCTATGAACTACTGGGTGATGTGTATCACCCCACTGGTTTAAGTTTCGGACTGGGCTTGACCGCCCATCGATACCGCTGCTCACCGACGATCGATGGTGCGACGACGACGTAACCGCCCGCTCCGCGGTAGTCGATGCCGGGCTTCATGTCGGCCGAGTTCCCGTCGCCGGTCGGCTCTATGAACAGATGGAACAGCCCACGCGGCGTCCTGGCCTGTCCATGCACCTCGGGCAGCAGACCATCGCCTACCAGCTCCAGATACGACAGCATGCCGTTCGGTGGGTCTACGTCGATCACGTCGAAGTGAATGCCGGTCGGCACGCCGATGTTGCACGTCGGGTTCTTGGTCCAGAACTTCTTGATGCGTTCGACGTCGGTCGTCGCGTCTTTGAATCCATTGCCGCCAGCGCTCTTCGGGATGGCCGGCTTCTTGCCGCCTGGGAGCAGCGGGAACACTGGCCAGCCGTATTCGGTGGCGTACGTGACCGCCGCTAGCCCCAGGTTCGGTGGTCGGCTCTCGATCTGGTCGAGTTCGGCGATGATCTCCGCTTCGAGCTTCTGTTGATCACCCATGTAGACGCACGCGCGCAGTTCCATTTGCAACACGTCGGCGCGCGACGGCAACGGCTCCTCACAGGTGTCGTGAATGCGCTGGTCGTCACGCTCGATGCGCAACAGCTCGCCGCATGCCGCGCAACTGGTGAAGTATCCGATGGTCATGGCTGTTTCGGTTGATCTAGGCGATCGATCTCGTCTGCCAGATTCTCTATGCAGCTCGCCAGACCGAAGATGAGACCATTGGTGCAGCCTTGTATCTCACCGACTAGATCGCCGGTCAGACGCTTGCCGTTGAATCTCTGCACATCATCTTCAGCGTCCGCGATGACCATTCGGGCGACCTCACGAACACGGTTAGTCAACTCACTCATGACGTTGCCTCATCGAAAAGCGTTGACGACGCTGCAAGTTCACCATCGAGGCGCGTCATGTTCTCTACTGCGGTCTGCCAGTACGACGGCTTCAGCTCGATGCCGATCGCGCGGCGGCCGAGCTTCACCGACTGGTACAGCTCCGACCCGATGCCCGCGAACGGCGTCAGAACCGTTTCGCCGGGATTGGAGTAGAGCCTGACGCATCGGTCGATGAATCCGAGCTGTAGCGGGCAGATGTGGCGCTCGTCGGCCGACTCTCGCGCTACGCGCACGTTGAGCGTGTCTGTCTCGCGGATGCCGTACCAGACCCGGCAGATGTGGCCATCCTCGGTCAGCCAGCCGCCGTCGTGCCGGTCCTCCCAGATCGGCGCTGCCCACTCGATCCAGTCATCGTTGGTGACCTCGCCCGCGTTGACCTCATGCGGGATGCGTACAGCGTTCTCTCCGGGCTTCTTGAAGATCAGCAGGTAGTCGGCCAGCGCCGGCCTGATGCGCGCACTGTCGCGGTTCTTGGACGTGAAGGTGAGCTGCTGGCTCTTGGTCCGAATGCTCTGCGCCTGCGGGTTCTTCCAGACGGTCGCCTCGCCGAAGTAGATCCAGCCGACCGACTGAAACAGCCGGATCACGTCACCGCGGAAGTCGGTCAGGCCGACATACCCGTCTACAGCCTTCTTCGTCGCTATCTGCTGGACGTGAACGCACGCGTTACGTCCCGGCTTGGTGATGCGTAGCTGATGCTCGACGATGAAGCGGTAATGGTCCAGGAACTCGATGCGCGAGCTGCTGTTGCCGAGGTCACGCATCGACGGCGAGTAGGTGTACAGGCTGTCGAACGGTGGCGAGCAGACCGTCAAGTCGATGCTTTCCGTGTCGAATTCGGCCAGCCGCTCGCACGAGTCGCCAAGGTACAGCGACCAATTCGACCCATGCGCCTCATCCTCGCGATACTCGTCCAGATTCTCCATCATGCGGCCACGGCTCCGTTCAGTGCTGCTCGTTCGATGAGTGCGCTGGTGATCTCTGACGCCTGCTGTTCCTTGCGCATGACGTTCTCTGCAATGGCCGCTTCGAGTTCGGACAACACGACATGGGCGTGCACCACGCGCGTCTGGCCGTACCGATAGCAGCGCCGAATCGACTGGTAGTACTGCTCGTACGAGTCGCCGAGGCCGACGAAGGCCATGCGTGCGCAGTGCTGGAAGTTCATTCCGAATGACGCGATCGATGGCTTGGTGATCAGCACGCGGTAGTCACCCGCCGCGAAGCCAAGCAGTAGCTCAGCCTTCTCTTCCGGGCTCATCGCGCCGTGGACGTTGACCGCGCCGGGTATCGCCGCGGCCAGTGCGTTGGCCTCATCATTCAGGCCGCACCACAGAAGCCAGGGCTCATCGGGTTCGGCGGCCACCAGCTCAGCAGCACGCGCGACGCGAGCTGTCAGCGTCTCTCGCCGTAGTCGCGCACGCTCGGTCACACCGCCGAGTGGACCGGGACCAACGAGCGCGCCGGACATGTCTGCGGGTATCAGCTCTGGCTTGATCTCCAAGCCTGGCAACACATATCCAGCATCGTCGCCCCCGATGTCTGACGGCCGCCGGATGGCCAGCGCCCACGAAGACATCCAGTCGATCATCGGACCGCGCGCATGCCCTTTGAGTCGCCATCCGTCCTTGTCGTGGACGAAGTACGCGGCCAGCATGTGATTACGCGCCATGCGCCCTAGATACTCCGACTGATTGGTCAGCTCTTCGGGGTCGTTGGGTGCCGGCGTCGCCGAGCAGGCCAGACGCGCTGGCACGTTCTGAAAGTGTTCGATGAGAAGGTTTCTCGTCTTGCCGTCCGATTGCTTCAAGATGCTGGATTCGTCGAGCACCACCGCGTCGATCTTGGATGCCGGCATTGAGCTGACGCGCTCATAGTTGGTGACAGAGATGATGCCCGGCCCGGTGATCTCGTCGCCGTTGCGCACGAACCGCGCTTCGACACCGATCTTCTCGGCCTCAGCGACCGTCTGAGCGCAGACTGCCAGCGGTGCCACGATCAGCGGCGAGTTACCGGACATGCGCGCCCACTCGATCTGCATGCGCGTCTTGCCCAGACCAGTGTCGGCCCAGATCGCCGCGCGCTGAGTGCTTATCGCCCATTCGGTGATGCGTGCTTGCCACTCGTGCAGCGACGGGTGAAGCGCCATCTGTTCGATACTCGGGCCGCGCCTGGCGGGCTTTCGCTGCTTGCGCGCAAGGAAACTGGCGTAGTCGCTCACCCTTGCATTCCTCTCAATAGTTCTGCGTAGCTGGCTGATTCGTCATCGACTTGGAAGCCGGTGCATATGCAGCGGCCGTAGACGTGACCGGACTTCGCGCTGTGTGGCACGTCGGGGCACCGCACGCAGCCGAGACACTGACCGAATCCAGCCACGTGGGTGTCCTCGTCGTGGCCACAAGCGCAAGCCTTTGTCGGGTCGCTCACGGGTGAATGCTCCTGCCGTTAGCGGCAATCAAGATGCTCTCCGCTCGTTCGTTTGTTGTTGTGTGTCAGCGTGTTTGGGATGACGCCCCGCCCCTCTTCCCTTGGCGACCGAGTAGGAGTTGGTCGCAGAGGCGGGGCGTCCCCTGCCGAAGGGCTAGGAGGTACCCTTCAGCGGCTCATCAGAACGGCGGCTCATCGCTCGCGTTCGACCACGGATCACTGGCCGGTGCTGGCGCTGGTGCCGATGCTGCCGCAACCGGTGCCGCGCTGTTCTGCTTGTACTTGTCGCTGGCGAGATACCTACGCGCCGTGTCCTTCTCGGCGTCAGTGGGGTCGGACAGCTTCCACGGCGGCTTCTGGCCGGGGTTGGGTACACCCTTGCCGAGTCGGCCCAGGTTGAATCGCCCGGTGCCGAGGTTGCCGCGGATCTGACCCTGAAGCACCAGCGGGAAGACGTACCCGTTGCGGTACACCGTGCCGGCCTCCGGGCCATCGAGGACGTGAAGGTTCACCACGATCGCGTCCTTCTCGCCATACGACTTCGTTTTCACGCGCTCCTTCAGCTCAAGCGGCTGGAGCAGCATCAGCCGACCTTCCAGGTCTTCCCAGTTGATCTGGTCGGCTGAGCCGGGTCCATCGAACTGGTCATCACTCATTGGTTCATCCTTTTCTTACCAGTAGTTCATACGCACGACGCACGTATGCCCTTCACCGGACGATGCCGGTTAGGCTCTAGTCAGCGGTTTATATTGCAGTCCAGCCAGATTGGCTTCGGTTTCGGTGATGTAGTGACCCGTCTCCCGTGCTCGTCTGATCATGGCTATCTGCGCATTCAGACGTCTCGCTTGAGCATCACCGCCGTCGAGAGGCATGTACAGCGCGTGTGGATTGTGATGCTTCAGTGAGGTTGTCATCTACTATCGCCCGCGCCTTGCAAGCGTCCAGCGGCCGCGCGAGCTTGCAGCTTGCCGAGGTTCAAACCGGCGATGTCCGTCAGATCGACGTTCAACTGAGTAGCCAGCGCCGCGACGTACCAGAGCACGTCACCCAGCTCGTACAAAATCGCCAAGCTGGCTTCGTCGGTGATCACGCCTTCGTTGTCGCGCAGGATCTTCTTGACCTTGTTGGCGATCTCACCGGCTTCACCGACCAGCCCCATGGTGGCGTATGACAATCCGTCAACGCTCGTTGTGTCACCAGCGCCGGGGTAGATGGCCGTCTTCGCCGCTTCGCGCTGGTACTCCGAGAGGGTGTTCATCGGACCGGCACCGTTGGGATAGCGCCGTTGATCGGCCAGCAGCCCGCGGTGGGCTGACCCTTCTCCAACGACTTCTGAATGCAGTACATGATGATCACGTTGGGGTCGTTGGACACCGAGCCAGCCAGAATGCGGTTGGCGTCGGCCTGAGCCTGTGCCGTCTGCTTGGCCTGCTCCGCGACAGCCGTGTTGGCCTTCTCGGCGTTGAACTGGTTGATCTTGTCCTCGGTCTGCTGGTCGTAGTCGATGATCGGTACGTTGACCTCCAGGACGTCGATCTGGCTGTTGATCTTGTCGATGAGACGCTGCTGAACCTGCTTCGACAGTGAGCCCAGGTCAGCGCCGTTGGTCGCGTTCTTCGGCGTCAGGGGATCGAATGACGCGAAGGTCTCGTTCATGGCCGACTGAAGCGAGCGAGTGACGAGATTGCTCTTCACGTTGTCGAACGTCTTGTACTGGACGAAGAGCACATCAGCAGCGTCGGGCTTGATCTGCCAGCGCACGTTGACGTCTGCGTCTGCTGTCGAGTTGTTACCGAGCCGGATCTTCACGCGATGATCGCCGTTGAAGACATCGTTCTGAATCGCGCCGTCCATCTCGGTCACGGTCGACCATGGAGTCTTGGTATGAAGCCCGTTCTGAAGCGTTGCGCCTGAAGGCTTTCCGAACGTGGTCACGATGCCGACACTGCGCGTCGCAACAATAGTGAAGCACCCGAAGATCAGGATGAGCGTCGCCAGCGTGAGCACTCCAACCCCAGCGCCGGCGATCAGCTTGCCTGCGTGTCGGCGCTCTAGGTAGCTCTCATCGTCGCGATTCCATCGCCTGGTGTCGTCCTCCCACTTCATATAGGCGCTGTCGTACTGATTACACTCGGGCTTCTCCGGATACTCACCAGGCTCCTTGGCCCCGAAGAATGCCGATAGACCAAACGCCAGAATCGGCAGCCCGATCACCGCCAGGACAATGAATGTCCACATCTGCCAGCTCATTTCGTACCCTTCTTCCGTTGATTGTTGTTGTGACTACGCTGCACCCAGGCGGGTCAGACGCTCCTTGATCGCGGCCTTGAATCCATCGGTCAGTTCACCGCGTTGAGATGCCTCGGTCCACACGTCTCGTAGGGCCTCGACGTTGCATGCCAAGCTGATTCGGTCAGTCAGCGGGATATCCGGCCCTAGCTCGACGATGCGCCCGAGCGCTTCGAGCTTGCGGCGCAAGCCCTTCTGATGCTTCTCACGCGCAATCTTGCAGTCGTTCCACCCCTTCGTTAGATCGGCCCAGTGCAGTTCACACGTGGCCTGCTGCATCGGTAGGTGGATCACGATGCCGCGCTTGATGTCTACTGGCCCGTAGTCCTCGCGAACCTCGTTCTCGACGTCGTACGGGGTGCTGTGCGCGTACATCGCAAGCTGTGCTTCGACCATGCGCGGATGCAACGTGCCGGTCTTCAGGTCAACGATCTTGGGCCGACCGACCACCTTGCCGCGGGACTTGTACCGAGATCGCCGGTCAGGGGTGCCGGCCACACGGTATTCGTCGTACACGTGCATGTGCTCAGCCAGCTCATGCTCAAGACAGCGCGTAGCCATCTGATAGGCGTCCGCGTCGCGACGGGCTTCCGGCGGTACGGGCTCGAATGACTTCGTGTTCTCGTTCCACCACTCGCGCGGCATCATGTCGCCGCGGTCCAAGGCGTCGGTGATCTGGTGCATCATCGACCCCCATTCCTGCTTCTCGTCGCGGCCAGCCAGACGCGCTGCGCGCTTGGCGATGTCGGTGAGGTCGCGCAGTTCGCCGTTCCACGCCATCAGTTCCGCGCGCAGCTCCGCGGACTGAATGAGACCCATCAGCGTCAGGCGCTCTTGCCAGATGCGCAGGCCGTCGCTGCTGCCGTCCTCCAGATGCTCGATGAACAATGTCGTGCGCTGGTAGGCCAGTCGCTTGTCGCCCTCGGGCGTCATGATCAGCGGTTGGTTGTTGCCGTTGCGGTACACACCGAAGTGATCGCGCTTGGGTCCAGCGTCGGTGGGCGCTGAACTCATCGGACCGTCGAAGAGATCACCTGATTCGGTCACTGCCGACCGCCGAGCAGGCCGATGGCCATGAGATCAGCCAGCGTCTCGCGCTGTGTCGTGAGCGCTTCCGACGCGATGGCCATGACCTCATCGCGCGGGACGGGCGCGAATACGACTGTGGTCTTGTCGTTCTCACTGTCGTAGATGGCGTTGACTGGCCGCCAGAAGATGCCGCGGTTGCACGGGCCAAGCAACTGCTTGGACCCGGCAACCTCGCGCGCATCACCGTCGTAGACCGCGCGGCGACGATTCGGTACTTCGTTGACATTCACGACGTCGTGACCTCGTGATACATACCCATGAGCGCATCCCGACTGGCCGGATAGAAGGCGTGCCCGTCCCGCGCTTGCGCCTTGACGATCAAGCCCCCAGGCGTGGCCAGCAGATCATTTTCGCGACTGGTGGGATTGGGAACCAGCATTGAATATCGCAGCGTTCCATCGTCTCTCGGCGATGCGATCGCCATGCCACCGCACCAGTCTGCTAGTTCGCTGACCTCCGCCGGGGACATGTCGGCACGAAACTCCACCACCTCCACGTCCTGCGGCTCGCTTCTTCGATACCTCTTGACGTCCAGTGTCATTCGGCGATCTCCTGCCGGCTCGGCACCAGGCTCGCCAGACCGACCGCGGCCTTGTTCAGCGCTGACGATCGAAGGTTCATGCCCAGACGCGACAGCCAGGCGCGCAAGCCACCCTGATCAGCCGGGATCAGCGACGCCAGAGCGACGGCCGTCATCTGAAGATCGTGACGACTTCGCCGGTCCAGATCGCGCCAGACCTCCTCGGGGTCCTGTTCGCGAATGTCGCTGATGAGCGCGTAAGCCTCATCGAGAATGCGACCACAGACCTTGATGTGCGCGGCGCTGATGTGTCGCTTCTTCGCGGTGCGCGGCGGCTTGAACATGCCGAGCGCCTTCTGAATCTCCGCGGCCTGATCAGATGTACTGGACCGCAAGATCATCGCGACGTGAATGATCGCCATCTCGCTATACCGCGTGGGCCGCGTGACGCTGCCGGGCATGTACCCGACGTCAATCAGTTCCGTGTAGTTGGCGCGCGCGATGTTGGTCAGGGCAGACCGGCTGATGCCGAAGTAGTCGCAGATCTCGGGGATGGTCATCATTCCACCGAACAACGGGAGCACGATTCCGGCATCGTCTAGGCGGTCCAACGCCGTCGCTGACAGCTCCGCGCGTCTCTTGCGCCAGTAGACCGCTTTCCGGGATTTCCGTGTTTCTGTCGGCGTTTTGGCGTTGATCAGCGCGTCGTTGACATCGACCTCGACGTCTTGAACGAGTGCGAGTGTCATTGGTCGACCTCCTCCACGATGCTGGCGATGTACTCGCCCTCTTCGAGCTGCACGACGATCAGCGGGTCGTGCATGCCCCGATACGGCATGGCGCGAAACTTGATGTCCCATGCGTCAGGCGGTGGACCGTCGTGTCCGCCCGACTCCGCGCCGACTGAGATAGACCACTGATCGCTATCGAGCAACCGGATGCCGATTGCGATAACCCGCCCGAGACTCGTTGCGAGCCAGTAGTTTCCACTGATCAGCGGCCAGTCTTTCGTCCGGTCACGGATGGTCACCTGGTCGTCGTCGGCGCTGGGTTCGATGACGAAGCAGCTCTCACCGATCAGCCAGGTATCGACCTCGATGCGCGCCTCCATGCCGGGCGATGGCTGAATCAGGTTGACGATGATCTGCTTGATGCGTGTGATCATCGGCGTCGCTCCATTGCTCGCCGGAAGCACTCGGCCGTCACGCGAGCGTCATCCAAGGCGCTGTGTGCTTCGCTCTGCTCGACCGATAGCGAGGCGCATATGTCGTGCAGGCCCCGAATGTCGCTACCGTCCAAGCCGAGTGCTCCGCTCGTGTACGAGCAGACATCGGCCAGGCGATAGTGCCAGCTCTCCGGCATGTTGGCCGCAGTCGTCAGCATTTGCGCGTCGAAGCGAGGGTTCGCTCCACCAAATCGCTTGCCGCGCAACATTGTGAATAGGTGGTTATAGTGCAGCATATTGTCTGCTGTGCTCTTCAACATGTTGCGGAAGACGCCGCGCTCGTAGTAGCGGTTGATGCGCAACGATTCCGGGTCGGCGTTCACCATGTCTCGCGAGTCGATGAAGGGGACGAAGTACAGCTCTTCTCCGGTGGTCACGTTGATGGCGGCCACCTCCAAGGGGCGGTGAATCACGCTGTCCAGTCCGGTGGTTTCGAGGTCCACCACGATCAGATCCATGTCGGCCATCAGTTCCACATCGCCTTCAGCGACGCCGCCGCGGTCGTCTTCTTCGGGATATGGGCCACTCTCCAGAAACCCTTGCCGCCCATGGTGGTTGGCTCTTCGGGGTCGCCGAACATCTGATAGTCCTGCGGGAATGGCGTCTTAGCGCCGGGGAACATCTGCTTGATCATCGCCGCGATCAACGCCATCGACTCGAAGCCGCCATCCGGTGTGACACGGAACAGCAGCCAGCCCGTCGGTGTCTTCAGTCCGCTCATGATCGGCATGTCGTCGTATTCCTCAGCGGGCCTGTAGACGACGCTCCCACTGGGGTAATCCGTCATCTCGGGGAATGTCGGCGGTGTCATCGGCTCGGTTGGGTGATGGCAGATGATCCACACCTCGTCTTGCATCGAGGCGATGAATTCATGCTCAGGGCTGGGTTCCTGATGGATCATCGCCTGACCACCCTCGTTGACACTGGACACGTGCCAACCGTCATCGGCCTTCATCGCGATTCGGACGTGATTGTCGTTCGCGGGGCAAACCCCGAAGGCCATTGTGCCGCGCGGATACTCAGCCATTGGTGACACCCTCCTCGACGCTAGCCAGCTCTGCTGTCGGCTGGTGGACCACCTTGAAGACGAGGTGTTTCGACCCCTCTTGCAGGTGATAGAACTCGTCGTCGGTGATGGCGGGCATCTCTGCTCCGGTGACGAGCTGGGCGATGAGGTCGGCGGGCTGAATGAACATCTCGAAGACGCCAGCCTCGTCAACACCTATGGCGTGCCAGCCTTTTGCGTCTCGAAGCAGGGTCATGACGTGGTTGTCGCCGTTGCTGCACACGCCGATGGCGACAGAGCCGCTGGGGTAGGTGGGGTGTCCCATCAGACACCTACCGTCGCGATGTAGGCGCCCATGATCGCGCCGCCCATAATGAACATAAGGACAGTCGTCATACCCCAGGCGAAGTAATCGCCCGGAGTCATTCTGTTGCTTCGCATTTCGATCTCTCTTCTTCCGCTGGTGCGTTGTTGTGTTGTTGTGTTGTTGCGGATCTTCAGGTCGTCGTCGGCAGCTCCCATGCACGCTGTCGGGACGGCCTGAAGTCGAGGTGTGCGGGGTTGGCACTCATGCAGCCACCGCCTGCGTCAGCTCTGCCAGAAGGTCGTTGAGCATCCATCCGAGCGCGCCCGCGGCCTGTTGCGGGACAACGCCGTTGCCGCAGATGCGAAGTTGCGCGCGGCGCGAGAGGCCGTCGAGGTTCACCCAATCGAGCGGCCAGCCCATCATCCATTCGGCGAACCGCGCGCTGAGCTGTGGTGAGCCGTTGCCGGGAACGACCGGGTAGGGCGCGGGACGGAACAATGCGGACCATCGGTCGATCGCTGGTTGGTATTGCTTCCATTCGGGTTCGCCGTAGACGGTCGCCAGATCGATCATCTGGACGACCGATGCGCCGATTCCGAAGCTGCGCCGCCTGTCTGGCGCGTAGCCCATGCGCTGCCCATCGGTCGCCATCAGCGTTGGCAGCAGCGGGAACGTCTCGGCTACTACGGTGCGCAGATCGGGACCGCCGTCACCGTGTGGTGCACCAGCACCGTTGGCGTCGCTCGCTCGCAGTGTCGGCAGAAGTGGGAACAGCTCTTTGACGAGGCCGGTCAGCAGTGGCTTGCCGCTGCTGGTATGCGTGTTGTTCTGGAGCGCGATCGGCGTCGGCAGTAGAACCGGCACGGGCTCGGTGATCAGCTCAGAAGTGAGCCCTGATCCGGGTCGGATGGCTTCTTGGATTTCAGCCGCGGTGACGTCTGCGCGGTGGGCAAGGATGAAGACTCGTTCGCGCTTATGCGGGGCTCCCCACCATGACGCGGGTACAGTTCGCCAGCTCGCGTTATACCCGAGTCCGGCCAGGTCTCCGAGTACGGCTCCGGCTGCGTTGAGGTCAGGCCGGCTTGGGTCTTCTCCCAGGTCTGCGTCTGCTGATTCCACGTTGCGACTGGCGGTTGCACTGAGCAGACCCCTTACGTTCTCGATGACGACGAACTTCGGACGCAAGATGGCGATGGCGTCGGCGAAGTACGACCACAGACCCGAGCGCGTGCCCTCGGTCAGACCAGCGCGGGCACCGCAGCAGCTCACGTCCTGACATGGGAAGCCACCCGCAAGCACATCCACGGGTTCGACCTGGTTCCAGTCGACCAGCGTCACGTCGATGAGATTCGGAACGTCGGGGAAGCGTGTCGCGAGAACCTTCTGGGCGTCCTTGTTGAACTCGACGACCCAGGCCGTCTCGGTGTCGAAAACAGCCGAGATAGCAAGATCCAAGCCGCCCGCGCCGGAAAACAGAGAGCCAAGTTTCAGTGTCATTTCAGACACCCCGGCTATCGGGTGGCTCCCAAGAGGGTAGGTCAGCAGCAAACCTACGAAGCTCCTCGGGTGCGAACATCACGCGACCGTCCAGAATCCGGGGGTTTATGCGCCCAGCTCTGATGAGTTCATTCAGCTTGTTCATCGAGATCTCCCCGAGAGCCCTCGCCGCGGTCTTCTTGCCGACGAAGATCGGCTCCATCTGAACGACTGCGTTGTCGTCTACGTCGGTCATGTCAGCCGGCCTCATGGTAGACATTTATAGGTCTACTGGTTGATATCGCGGGCTGAAAAAGTAGCGACATCTTGACGCCGAGCGCCACCGAAATAGCTTGTGCCACTTCAACCGAGAACGTGCGGCAGCGATCAGGGTCGCCACTGAGTAGATGCCCGACAAACGAACGGTGCCTGCCGATTCGACGTGCAAGCGTCGTCGCAGACATCACTTTGCCCGGCTCCGGTCCTACGAGGTGCCGCAACAGCCCCAGGTCTTTGACCTGTACTGATGTGACGTTGCGGCCCACGGTTGCGCTCCTTCGCCCCTCGAAGACGAGGTGACTGATGATTGAACGGGATGCGTTGATCATCAATTACTAGCACTATGACTGTCAACCACTGGATTAGGCGCGCCAGCGAAGTTACTAGCACTTCAAACGCGCGGACTAACCAAAGCCCACATGTTGAGCTGTGGTGTTATAGGCTTCAGCAACCACTAGTCACTAGCGCATAAACCAGTAGAATCTCCTCCATGAGACGGTGCTAACTACTAGCTACCGACGACCGAGAGAGTAGAAGGGGTTTCACATGGCATCATCCGAGGGCATGGCTTTACAGGATCTTGTTTCGTCACTGAAGGGCACGCGCTCCTACAACGAGCTGGAGGTTGAGTGCGGTGGCGCCATCTCGGCTCAGCGTTGGTGGCAGTTCGCCAGCGGCCGGGAGATCAAGGTGTTCCCCGAGCCGGAAACGATCGAGGCCATCAGCAAGACGCTCAACGTGAAGACGTCTATCGTCCTTCTCGCCATCGGTCGGTCACTCGGTATGTCGATCAACGAAAACGAGTCACGTCTCGAAGCGATGCTGCCACCGGGCATCAATCAGCTCGACGACAACCAACTGAGCGCCGCCCTATCCATCCTGCGCGAACTGGTCAGATTCAGCTCGCACACGGAGGACGATGACGTTGCCCCAAAAGTCGTGGGCTCCAAGACAAAACCGGAACCGGTGACGAAGACGACGACGCGACGAGTGACCGCGAAGACGACGACGCGGACAACCAGGGCGAAAGCGGTTAAATGATCTGAACACCTGGCGGGGTTGACGCCTGGCAGTGAATCCAGCTCGGTTTATAGTGCCGTCCGCGCTTCACGTGGATTGGCGTGAGACATGAATGCCTCCAACTACTTTGGGGTATGGAGACGTGTGTCAGCAGACCCTCCGCGGTCTGGGTCCAGACGTCCTGGTCCTTGAGTGCGCGGTAGTGCGCTGCGAGCTGTAGACCGTTTACGCGCCGACACGGCGTGGCGAGCACGCCGCCGCCGAGCAGTTGAATAAGCTGACCTATGTAGACCATCGCATGCCCCCCGACATAGTGATGAATGACCTCTCCGGTAGCCGGAAGCAGCGCTACGAACAT